TATATAAAATCTTTGGCTATTTCAGTAGCTGCGTGTCCGATTTCGTGTATAAAAGTACTATATAATTCTATTTCGCTTGGCTGATTGTTGGTTATAAGTATTGATCCATTAACATATATGGAATCAGCCTGTCGGTCTTGCAGCATTTTATAATTTCCAATATAAATCGAATCAACATCAGAAACTACATGTTCAGGAATATTTCTTTCTACATCCTTTAATATTTTTTTTAAATTAATACCATCTGGTAGTGGATCTGTTACCTGTACGGTAATTCTTTTAAAAAGAGTAAATTCTTTTTGAGAATTTTGCGCTTTTGATGCTGATTCAATTATATATTGCTTCATTAGAGTACCGAGGCAGCTAGACTAGCGACTGCTTGTTTGATTTCTTCTGGTAGATTGTACTTTCCATCTACGAATTTAACTAGACCAAGTTTATATAATTCAATACCTACTTGTTCTAAACTTTCATGTGCTGCGTTATGCATTTGTGATGATTCTTTATTGTTGTTTCCAGAAAATAAGTGTAAATTTTCTATGTTATTATTTTGTTTATCTTTGTCTATATGGTGTACTATTTCATGCTTTTCAAGAAATCTTCCTACTTTTTGCTCCATAGTCAATATATGCTCAAAAATGTAGCTACCGCCTTTTCTATCTTTTTTTCTTGGATGATCATTATCGACTAATATTTGTTTATAACCACCAGATTGATTATATCTAATTCCACCATTATTTATTTTTCTAAGAGCTCTACTTATATTTTTTTTAGTTTCTTCTGATCTTTTCAGGCCTGTCTGTGTATTAATTGTTGCACAAGAAATACATCTATGAATTAGATTGCTCTTATCTACTGCTACTCTATAGGCAACTTCTCTTTCTTTGTGACATATTTCACATTCTACCAATACTCTTTTTTCTTTCCATGTTCCTTCTTTTGTTATTTTTTTAATCATTTTATTTCCTCCACTACATTACATAGTGTTGAAAATTTGAAAAAGCAACTTAAAGAACATTAGCAGCCAGACTGGCAACCGCAGATCTTTCACCTTTTTGCAAGGTTACATGACCAGCTAATTCAAATGGTTTAAACTTTTCTACAGCATAAGTTAGACCATTATTGGTGGCATCTAGAAAATGATTATCAATTTGAGCAATATCACCAGTTAGAACAATTTTTGTATCTTCACCAACGCGAGTGATGATTGTTTTTAGTTCATGCATTGTTAAGTTTTGTGCTTCATCAATTATAATAAAAGCTTTTGAAATAGAACGACCACGAATAAATGTTAGTGCTTCAACTTCAATAGTTCCTTTTTCTTGTAGCATTTTTAGATGCTCTTTGTCGTCACCCATAAGGAACTCAAGATTGTCTTGAATTGGAGCAACCCAAGGTGCCATTTTTTCTTCTAGAGTGCCAGGTAGGAATCCAATATCGCGTCCCATTGGCTCTACGGGTCGCGAAACAATAATTTTCTTATAAATTTCTGCTGCTATAGTTTGTTCTAGTGCGGCAGCAAGGGCTATTAGAGTTTTTCCACAACCAGCAAGACCTACAAGCGAAACAATCTTTATCTCTGGGTCCATTAATAGATCAAAAGCAAATTGTTGTTCTTTATTTTTAGCGCGAATATCCCAGATACCATCACGATATTCTCTTACTTTTGAGAGTGGATGATTGTAGTTTCTGAATCTAGATAGTGCTGTTTTCTTTTCGTTAGCATTTGAAACTAACATTACATATTGATTTGGTTGTAGGGATATATCTTTTATGTCTACAAATATACGTTCGTTAGCATAGAAACGATCAATTAAATGATCATCGACAAGATAAGAAGTAAATCCAGTATAGATTTCTTCCATCTTTTCAACAATTTGATTTGTTGTATAATCTTCGGCTGTAATTCCAAGAGCACCAGCCTTAACTCTCATATTAATATCTTGAGATACGAGAATAACTTTTGCTTCCGGACTATCAGCTATTACAGTTTTAACGGTTGCAAGTATTTGATTATCAGGGTCTTGTATTGACATTTCACTTGGTAATGGACTTACGGGGCCGTAGCCTTTAACGGTTAAAGTCCCTTTCTTGCCACTAATTTTAACACCTGCAGTTAGCTCACCCTTTTCTCTTAAAGCATCAAATACGCGAATAACTTGACGCGCATTAGCACCAACACCATCTTGGCGCTTTTTGTGCTTATCAATTTCTTCAAGAACTTTTATAGGAACAACAATATCGTTATCCTTAAAAGCATATACAGCATTAAAATCACTTAGAAATACGTTAGTATCTATAACGTAGATCTTCTTGCCGGTTTTTTTAGCCATTTAAATGGTTCCTTTGATAAGAAAAAAGGCACCGATGAATCTTATCCGGTGCCTTCATCTTACAATATGTAGTATAAACTTTTAATTCTTATTTGAAAATTTATGCGCATGATTAGTCACAAAATCATTCATAATGATACTGCCAGCCACAGCAGCATTGAGACTACGAACACTTCCCCACTGAGGAATATATACAAACTTTTCACAAAGTTCAAGGGTTTCTGGAGTGATTCCGACACCCTCTTCGCCCAATATAAATAGAGGAGGACGCTTATATTCAGCGTTAGCCAGAGCAACAGCAGACGGCACAGTATTTTCAATAGCCACAAGCTCGTATTCCTCCCTAAGCTTGAGCAACTGGTCACGCGTCTTTAGGTGGATAACATATTTTTTTGTTTGTTTTAATTGATAATTTTCTATCTTCGCCTGCCTTTATTAAATTTTCTTTTGTTTCTAAAGGCCGCAAATTTTTATAATTAAAACATTCTTGTTGTTGTTCGACAATTGTTAAATCATATGAACAACACGGTTTTATGTGGTCTATTACCCAATAAGTACCATAATTATCCCAACTCATATGCTCCGTAAATTGTTTTTCTATATATTGTTTAAAAGAAACATAGTCGATTCCTAAAAATTCACTAAACTTTTTAGTTTTTTTACCTAGTGATTTTTTTATTTCATTGCGCAATCTAGTTCGCATAACAAACATCATTCTATAACAAGGATCATTTTTTTGTTTGTTTTTATGATATTGTTTATATTTAAGTCTTCGTCTAATTTTATTTTCTTCCTTAGAGTAATATTTTTTTTTATAAGATAGGTATTTTTCTATATATTTTTTGTCGTTTTTTCTTTTATTTTTTATGTCTTTATTTATTTTTTCTTTGTTTTTATGATATCTTTCATTATTTTTTTGTCTTTCTATTTTTGCTTTTTCTTCAGAACGATTGACTCTACTGGTATGGCGGCAATCTTTACAATATTTATCAAAACCTGTTTTTCTTGATTTATTTTTAAAATAATTATCTAAGCTTTTAATTAAAAAACATTTAGCACATTTTTGTGCTATTAAAACATTGTTTTCATCATAATAAGCTTCATATTTTATAATTTTATCTTTTATAGATAAAGTTTTTTTTCTTCTAAGATATTTTTCTTTATTTAATTTTTTTCTGCACTCTAAACAAGTTTTTGAATATCTATCCCCAGTGTTTAAAGTATATGAAGCACTTTCTTTTTCTAATTTACATTTAACACATTTTATTTTATTTTCCATAAAATAATTAGTTGGTACTTTTGGAACACATCATTATTTTTTAAATTTTGATGTGTAATCATATAAAGCAATACTTACTGCCGCAGCTGCATTCATACTTCTCACTGAGCCGTATTGAGGAATATAAACAAACTTATCACATAATTCTAGAGTTTCCGGTGTAATGCCAATACCCTCCTCACCAGCGATAATTAAAGAATTTTTATCCCATGTGTAATCATAAAGTGATTGTGGATTCGAAACTGTATTTTCAAGTCCAACAAGTACATATTTTTCTTTTAACCTTAAAAGTTCTTCTCTTGTAGAAAGATGCGACACCTGCGTATAGTTATATGTGCCTACCGCTCCGCGTTTATCATAATGCTTCCTACCAAGATAATACATTTCAGAACCACCAAGAGCATTTACTGCCCTTATGCAGCTACTTAAATTAAAGTCACCGGCCCAGTTTTCCATACATACAGCATATGGAAATGCGTTTTGCTGGAGATCCTTCTTGATAAGATCCTTTGTCCAGCGAGTTAGACGATCAAACTTGTACTTGTCACTGACATTAAGGCCCTGGATTTCAGAATTATCAGTCATTTAATCCTCAAGTGTCTTGATGACATCTTCACGCAGTTCACGTAAACCAGTTTCAAGCTCTATTTTTTCAGCAAAATGTTTGATTGCTTGTTCTAACTGCTGTTCAAAATGCTTTTTTGAGAATCTTTTTAGATTAAAAAGTCGCTTATATTCATCTTTAAACTTTTCATCATAGTCAAAAACAACTTTCATTGTGCCATCGCCCACATCTTCAGCGCTAACACACCTAATTTGACCAATTATATTGTATGCCTCTTGCTTTGTGTGACTCATTTGTGCCTCTACTGTAGGGTGTTTGGGGCAGTTAATACAATATCATATGTCTCTTCTTCCGTTTCAGCAATCATTTCTTCCTTGTAATTGGCAAGAAATTCATCCTTTGACCACCCATGAACAAGCTTCCCCATTTCTCCAAATGTAGAATTCATCATCTCTTCAAATACAAGCTTCATTTGAACGTAAGGAATCTTATCAGACATTAATTTGCTCCACGGTAGTTGATGCTTGCCTGTCAAGCATCAAGAAGAAGACTATAGCAACTACTGTATTGCTCGTCAAGTAGACAAAAAAAGAGCCAACTCTTTCAAGTTGGCTCAGTTTCTAGAATATTTTATTTAAATTCTATGTTAGCGTTTACCTGATTCACGGTCTTTACGACCAGAGCCTTCGTGTTTATCGCCATTAACAACTGAAACTTCCGTTGTAACTGAGGTGTTTTTGGTTTCTAGACGTTCGGTACGGCGTTGTTCACGACGCTCGCGACGTTCATCTCTACGTGTTTGACGTAACTCACGACGTTCTTGTCTAACCTCACGGTTTTCATCGCGTTTATCGTTACCTTTAGTGTCACCAGTAGCTACTTCTTTTACTCTTTGACCATGATTATCTCTCTTACCGCCATCAGTTGATTGAGTAGTTTGGTTTGGTGATGAAGTAGAAACTCCGACAGTAGATTGTGTTGTGGTTGTTTCTACTGCACGGGCTGATACAGATAGTAGAGCTAGTGATAGTGCGATCATGAAACGTGACATATTTTCTCCTTGCGGTTTAACCGCTTTGTTAGTGTCTCAACTATAGTAGCTTGAGTGTTTATAATGTTGAAAAAAACAACCACTAAATGTTTTTTAGGCACTTAGTGGTTGTTAGGTTGGCTGGTCAGGTAGGAATCGAACCTACGCTAGGCGAGTTACTTACCACTATAGCTTTCGCTACCCTTTCGGTTTGTGGTCTGGACTATTCCATCATCTTCGGCTTTACGTTAAGATGGACTGATTATAGTCTCTGCACCTTCAAAAGTATTTCTACTTTTGCTTGGCTCAAGATTGCCACGTTTAAAGTTCAAACAGAGGGTTCCTTGATATTACAATCTTTTCATTTTGATATTTCTATCAAACGCTGCTAATTTACAGCTCGCTGCCTTGCCGCTTGGCTACTGACCAATAAACTATAGCTCTTCCTGAATTTCTGGGATGCAGTCTTGTAGAACATCAAATTTTTCATCCCATGCTTTTTCATTCCATGCTGCATTTAATTCACGCCATGCCGCTATTGGCATACGCATTTCTTCTCCAGCACAACGAATAAAAATGTAACTTTTCTCATCAATCATTTCTTCATAAGCAATTAATTTCATTTTTCTATTGTGGCAGAAGTCATGCTTTAGCGACATTTATTCTCCTTGTTAAGTTGACCAGCGCCTTCCGTTTTGTTCTCGGCGTTGAGGTCTTCATTATGGACTAGAACTTTCAACGGACATCTCAAGTGGAGCGGGTGACTGGGGTTGAACCAGCGACATTTAGTTTGGAAAACTAAAGTTCTACCACTGAACTACACCCGCCTTTTATTATTAATTCGCAACTTCTGTACTTGTTTCGGTACCAGTTGAGGTGCTGGTTACGTCTACACTTACTTCGCTGCCTGTATCAGTTGAAGTATCAGTCATGGTACGTTGATCTACAGTTGGATCATTTACACAGCCAGCTACAAAACCGATAACACTTACTAGAATTGCTACTAAAATTACTTTCTTCATTACTTACTTTCTCCTTTAGATAATTTCGTCTACAAGACCATACTTGAGACAAGTTTTTGCGTCAAACCACAAATCTCTTTTTAACATTTCTTTTAGTTCTTTAGCAGGGATCTTGGTATGTTGGGTATATATAGTGTTGATTGTCTCCATAAACCTTGTAGAATTTTTAAAATCATCAACAATATCTTCGTATTTACCCCACATACCGCCCGATAATTGATGGATAAGCATAAATGAGTGCTTATGAATGCTACGTTTTTGTGCTACCACGCTCATAAGAGTTGCCGCACTAGCAGCGCTTCCATCAATAATTGAGTGAACCGGGGCCTTGCAAGCTTTAATATAGTCCACCGCTGCGAATCCGTCAAGTAAACTTCCACCACCACTGTTTATATGTAATTTAATATGTGGTACTGGGATTTCATAAACATTTGAAGCGTTTAATAATTTATTTGAAAGGTCGATAAGTTGTCTGTTTAGACTCAATACAGAGTCTCTATTGACTTCTGAATAATAAAATATCTTACATCCAGATGTTTCTACTGAGGATTCGTCCTCTGCTTCCTCGGCCTTGGTTTTGGTTTGTTCTTGTTCTGAAGTTAATCTAAACATTTTATACCCCTAGTTTTTAGCTTTTTTTGATTTCTTGGCTGGTTTGGGGGCGTTTAGTTCTTCTTCTACAGCAGCTGTAGCGGCACGTAGTTCTTTAGATTGGCGGCTTTTAACAACATATAAAGTTCCACCAACACCGCATCGCTTAATTTTAACTTGTAGAGTTCCAGAATGGTCCCTTGCCTTTAGACTGTCTCTTAAAAATGTCGCCTCTTCATAAGAAGATAGATAACGTTCATTGGTCCAAGGGTCACCATTAACAACTTGCTCTGATTCATCACTCATCTTGCCTCCTTCGTCTATTCCAGACGCAAATGATTTATATTGCAATATAAGAGAGAGTCTGTACTCAGGTATGCATCCCTTTTCCGTCGCGTTAACCGCATAAGACTTCAGCGTCAGGGGCATGCTCTTATGCGCTCTCTTCAGTGGTGGAGATTAATTATTTTGGTGTAAATTTATATTTCTCCACTATATATTAGTGGTGGATCGCCTCGATAATGCTTCGAGCTGATTTCCTGTGTGCAAGACAGGTGACCACACTATGCAGTCCCGCGACCCACTAAAGGTTAACTATGAAAACTATATCACAAATTTGTAAGGAATGTAAGGAAATTTTTCAAGCACAATCACGTGAAGTAAATAGAGGCAATGCTAAATATTGTTCTAAAAAATGTTCAAAAATTGGTGTTTCTAAAACTCACTTAGAAAGAAACGCTAAAATTAATATACCTAATGTCGAATGTAGTTATTGTCATGTAATGTTCTACAAAAATAATTCTAAAAAAAAGACATCTAAATCAAATTTACATTTTTGCTGTAGAGAACATAAAGATTTAGCACAAAGATTAGAATTTGGTTTAAAAGAAATTCATCCTCCACATTATTCTGGTGGTTCTAGCAACTATCGAGAAATAGCTCTTCGAAATTTTCCTAACGAATGTGCTGAGTGTGGTTATAACAAGATTCCTCAAATTTTAGAAGTTCATCATAAAGATAGAAATAGAGAAAACAATTCTTTAGATAATTTAATTATTTTATGTTCTAGATGTCACGATGAACAACATTATTTAACAAAATCAGGAAGATGGGGTTAGTCTTTTGCAAACGCGGTGCTCTACCAGTTGAGCTATATCCCCATAAATTTATTTATTTTCGTTTCTTAAGCACTCCTCATCATAATTTACAATCTTAAACTCTCCAACAGAATATGAAGCATCGTTATTAACAATAATTTCTGCACATACATTAGCACATTGTATCATAAAACATACTGCAAACATACTCATTTTGCCAAACACCTAACTGCTACAATGCCTTCTTGTTCATCTACAGCTACTATTTGACATACCATATTATGAACTGCTCTTCTGTCAAGAACTAACCATACAACTGTGCTAATCATAGCACCAATGCCTAGAGATATTAAGACTTTTTTAAACGTATTAGACTTGCTCTGTATTTTTTTTACCATCTAAATATTCCTGTTTTTGTCTGGCTTTTTCTTCTCTACGCTTCCAAAACTTTTCTTTATAATTTAAATCTAAGTAGTTATCAATTTTATATTTTTTTATTAATCTAAATAATTTATATGGTGTCATTCCAAGAAATGCTGCAGCTTCATTGTAAGTTTGTGTAGTGGATATAGCAAACACTAGTACAGCATCTTGCACTATCTGTGGTATATGCTCCCAGATAGGGGTACCAAATAATGGGCTTCTTAGAGTTTTAGAAGATAATTCTAACTTCATTGCAATTAATTCTTCTAATGTAAGATTATTTAACATAACCTCAAACTCTTCACTACTTTTATTTTCTTTCCTCAGCTTCTTCAGTAAGGAGGTCCATCTTTTTGTTTCGTTCAGTATCCATCTGTCTGGATTCATTTTCAGCCTTTACTACACCAAGTATTGCATAGCCAGCAATATCTTGCCAAGGACTTTCTCCAAAAGCATCTTTTTTAGTTGCGATTCTAAAAAGCTTATCTACTACCCTAATAATTGCAAGTGCATCAGTAAATTGATGAGGTGCTATACCTTGTGGATACAGCACCTCTAGAATTTTGTGAGCTTGTGAAAAAGAACTTCCGTAAGCTACGTTCTTTTCTGCTACTAATTTACCTATTCTCTCTGCTGTTTCTTCAAATATAGTTTTCATGAAGAACAGTATACAGTAACTACTCTCCTACTTCAACATCTTTTTTGAATTTTTTAAATTTAGGAAGTACGTTTTTCTTTACTTCTTTATTTTCTTCTGTATCTGTTATTACTTCTTCTTGTACTTCTTCTGTAACTACTACTTCTGCTACTGGCATCTCTACCGCTTCAACTACCTCTACAGCAACAACTGGTTCGTCTTTTAATGCTACCGGAAGCTGTTTTTCAACTTCTGCTACAGGTTGTTCGACTTTTGGAGCAACTTCTGCTACAGTGTCAGATACATTTTTGGTAGCCATGTTTATTCTATATAATTTTTTTCTTTTTAAAGTATTCATTTTATTTTTCCTTTATGCTTGTTCTGGTGGTTGCTCACCTTCAGGAGGCGGAATTGGAGCTCCATCTGCTGCCGGTGGTGGTGGTGTTGCTCCTGCTGCCGGTGCTTCTGGAGGTGGAGCGCTGCCTGCTGCGCTATCTTTCGGCACATCAAGAATTGGACTTGCTTCGTCTGAATCCTCGTCTGGGATATCGTCTGGTATTGTATTCTTAATTGGATTGGCAAGATTATATTGTTTAAATTTAACTTGTAAGTTTCCTACAGTTCCTTCATCGCCTATTAAAAATAGTCTAAAATCTCTACGATCACTGGTTGATCTACCTGTGTTAGTAGTAAATTCTTTAAAACTTAAGTTAAAATACAGATTATCTATTTGTGCTAAGTCTGCTTTTAGAGCATCTTTAGCGTTTTCGATTGCTGCTTTAATTGTTTCATCGCCAGACGCAGAGACATTTGGACTAACAGCAGCACTAATAGCCTGCTTTTGTATGTGTCCAGTATCAGATGAAATACTGTCTGCTACACCTGATGCAGCAGGATTTACTGGCTTTGTAGCCTCAGCTATAGGAGCCGTTGCTACTGGTGCTGCCACAGGTGAAACTGGTGTTCCAGTTGGCATAGCTGGTGCTGAACCGCCCTGTTTGGCTTGCGGGTTTAAAATATAATATTGTTGATCGAGGGCATCAAGGTATACCTTAACACCGGTTAGATACATTTTTTTAAATTCTCTTCTTTGTTTTCTAGAAGTTTTTAGATTACTATAGAAATTTTTAAAAGTCGTTGTTTCTACTTTTTGTAAAAATTTAAATGCAGCGGTTTGCCCAGTTGTATCAAGAGCACCCTCAAGAGCGTCGTCACCTTCTCTTAACAAATAACGAATTACTTTACGTAATTTTTGCTCTTGCATTTCGCGTTTAACATTTTCTTCGTGATATTTAATGCGATTTAGGAATACTAATTTACGTATTGCTTCACGTAACACGCTCTCACCAGTAACTTCCGGGGCAACCTGAAATGGTTGCCCTTTATTTTTTGCTGCTCTGTTATAACGGCGTCTAAAACCACCTGCTGTACCCTGTACAGAACCGACAGAACCGCCACCAGCTGCATTCATTTCTTGTATTTTTTTAGTAGCCATTGTTATTTTTTAATCCCAAATTTCTTTAATAGATCTTGAAAAACAGTTTCTTCTCTATTGTTGTATAGATCATTACAAGCTCTATCATCTTTTACATATACTACTGAATCTTTTAGTGCAGGATTAACATTAATTTCTTTATTTTCTTTTTGAACTTGCTCTTCTTGATTTAATAATTTATCATGACCATTCATTTTTTGTTCCGCCTCCCAGAATCTAAATGCAATATTACCACGATCAAAAGCATCAGCTTCAATCTTTTCCAAGTATTTATCGTGAACGATATAGTTTGGATCACCCTCTGAAGCTGCGTCTTCGGGGTTTAACACGCCTTCATGTTTTTGAATATGGTGCATTAGTTCGTGTGCTAGTGACCGTAGGATGTCTTTTGGATGACGATTTGCACAAAATATAACTATTTCTTCAGAATCAGGGTCGTAGTGACCAGTCATCCCAAGATGATTAGCGGCATTTTGTTCGCTATATTTAAATTTAATATGTGGTTTGGAAGTGAATCCAAACTTTTTTTTCATAAATTTATATAAGCTGCGTGCTAATTGTTGTGTTTCGGCATCAAGCATAATAAAAAAACTACCTATGGTTTTAAATATATACCATAAGTAGTCTTTTATTTTAATAAATATCTATTATAATTACTGTTTCAGGCTGCTGTTGCTCGGTTTCTTCTTGTTTATGCTTTAAATATTCTTCATATTCTCTAGTGTAATCGGGTATTTCTAGTTGTATTCCTTCTTCATTTTGTTGCTTTTTTCTATCACTTTCGATGATATAGGCAGGAATCATAAAATACCCTCCTATAATAATTAGTTATCCAGAAGGCATAACTTTATAATAATCAGCATCAGACATTGAATTTAATACTTTAGCTAATACTTCTGGTTTTCCAAGATAGATCAATTTAATTATAACTTCTTGCTTGGCAGCTGGTGATCCATATGACAAAATGTTGACTATCTTTCTTTCATCAGGTGTCAAATCTTTTAAAGGATCAGCCATTTTTTTCACGCTCCGCGAAAGGATCATATGGTTTATTAAACGATAATGCGTTTGGTTTAACTGTTTCAGATAATTTTTTAAACAATTCAAAAGTACGCATAACATCGGCTAGAGCGGTATGTGCTCTACCGGTTGTATGTATATTAAAATTTTCACATAGATAATCTAATGAAGTTCTTTTAACTGTACCGTTCTTGACAAGCTCTTCCGCCATTTTCTTAGTATCAAAATACTTGGGATATTGTGGACGTTCTATTTCTTCACGATCAAAAAGTTGATTAATAAAATTATAATCAAAAATTAAATTTTGACCAGCAAGGTAATCAGAACTCTCAACCCATTCTTTATAAATTGGCAAAACATCTATTGCCTTGATAGCTTTTTTCCATTTATCAGCTGTATAACCATTGACTTTCAAAGCTTGTGGTGATGCTCGTTTAATAAATTTAGGTTTAATCTTGGCTTCAAAACATTCCATTTTGGAATGAGTCCAGGATTTATCGACATGAACACGAAGCATTCCAAGTTCGATAACCTCATGCTGCATAAGATCCAGCCCAGTTGTTTCAGTATCGATAAAAGTTATAATCATTTACAGCAGTCCTCTCCAAGCCAAAACTTCCAATCCTCAGGGACCGTATTTTGAAAATTATAAAAAAATTCTACATCTTGTACATATGGTAGACTAGAAGGTTTTGTTGGTACTTTATATAGAGTCATGCCACATTTATGTAGCAATTTGTCACCCTTTTTTTGATTACAGGATGCACAGCAAGTAACAACATTTGTCCAAATAGTTGAACCACCTAATGTTCTTGGCACAACATGGTCAAGTGTAAAACTTTTGATGGACACATGTGATTTACAATATTGACAACGGCCTTCGTCGCGAATCCAAACGTTCTTTCTAGAAAATCTAACAGACTTAACTCTGCGACCTTTGCTGTGTTTGAAAGCAACAACAGATGGAATTTTCATAGAACAAGTTGGTGAATGAATCTCCCGATCATATTCAGAGACAGCATGAACCTTGCCTGAAAAAACAAGCGTGATTGCTTTCTCCCAATCTATAACACCAAGCGGCTCATATGTGCTAGAGAGCGTAAGAACCTTCATGTTCTATCTCCAATCCCAATCCAAGATGAAAGGAACTGAACAAAAAGTTGTCGATCCTCAGCCAGCCGAAAATTCAAGCCGCGCATCTCTTCAACAAAAGATTGCATTTCTTCAAAGCTCCAAAATTGAAGTGCCTCGCAAAGCTCGCGCCCAAATTTTTTTCGGGAACCAGCAGTGCGAAGCACATTTGAGGGTTGATGATTGACAACTTCTCTTGCAAGAGCAGCACGGTGCATCAAGAAAACCTCCATGGTTGAGACCAGTGAAACTTCCAAACTGCACTCTAACAGAAAGGAACCTAGGGCGCAACTGGTTTGTGGAATGGATCGAATTCTTTATTCACATGACCGCATGAGGAACAGCAGAAAGTTCCAACAGGAACAACAGCTTCCTTGCCGGTTGGCGAAACAAGAGCAGAAACTTTTTTGATAAAAGCAACCTCACGGAAGGTCTTGCAGCCACACTCTTCACAAACTATATCAAGAGCATTTGATAGATCTACGTTCATACGTTGTTGATTGACTTGAGAATTCATTATATACTACCTTTCTGTAATGTTATTTGATTACTTAACTCTAAGACGACGTAATGCAAGTGGAACTTTGGTCGCCGGTGATGATGTGGTTGTGGGGCTGGCTGAGGATTGTTGTGCAGAAGCAGAGGAAGTCATTTTATCAAGAATGTTTTTATCTGCCCCAAGACCTTTTTTAGAAGCAACATCTGCCATCTCATCTGGTGTTAAATTTGTTTTATCGGTGGCTAAGGTTGTTAGAGCCTTGTCGATATCGTCCGCTTTGACGGCATCACCAGCTGATAAGCCGTATTTTGAAGCAGTTGATCTTACGGAAGCATCCCTTTCTCTATCAGATAAGGCCCCAGGAACATCAGCTTCTTTTATTTTTTTAGTCTGCCCTGGCTTTATATCATCAATAAGTTTTTTAAACTTCTCTATGTTAGCTGTGCCGGGAGTTGTTTTACCAGAATAACCCAAGTAATTTTGAAGTGATGTATAAAATTTATCTCCAAATGGAAAACGTTTCTTTAAATTGCTAAACATATTAGCAACGCTGGTTGCTTTACCGGGCATCAAAAAATTAGTAACTGTTGCTTTAAAACCATTAACAACATCAACATGCTTAGATGATAGTATGTCACGAATAACGGTTTCATCATTTGAAACAGCAGCAGCACCAGTTGGGGACAAGCTTACTCTTTTGATAGGGGATACAACATTGCGAGCTGTATTTGCTAGCTTATCTAAAAAAGAAGCTTCTTCAAGATTATTTAGTTCTTCTTTTATTACTTGCTTTAAGTATTCTTTAGTTATCTTCATAATATTTGATTGCTCTCCTGTATACTATAAGTAGATATTTTTTTAAATAAAGATAACAAAATATATTGTATATAGACTACCAGTTATTTAAACAGTAGACAAGAAGAAATCCTAGAAATTTTTTAAAAAAATTTTTGTTGACGATTAATATAACACATGTTAAAGTTTTCTTAAAATATTATATGTTTCAAAAATGAGAATTTTTCCGGGAGTTGGTGCGAGGGTTATGCCCGTTTTTAACCCTTTTTAATATCTCTAGGGACTTATATTGTGACATCTTGCAGTATGACCACCTCCCCTCCCCACCACCCCATACATAAAAATAAAAGTGTTCATGCCAGTCAAGCTTTAAAAAAGTTTATATGCTGCCCAGGAAAAAGGTTGATCGTGGCAGGCTAGCCCCCACAAGCAATCGTTTATTCTTCTTGCCAAGGCAGTCAACCCATGAGAGATTAGACACATCAAGACGGCACACAACGGAGGATGCCATGGCCCGCAAGAATGTTCAGGATGCCTTCAATGCTTGGAACGCAGGCAAGACTTGCCGCAAGTCCACTTCGATCTGGACTGATGGCAGCATCATTTTTTCTTATAACACTCCGCTACTCTGTAGGAAGGATGGTGTCTTGACATTGAACAGCGGACGTTATAGTGTGACAACGAGCTGCCAGCAGGGTGGGCTGCGTCAGCTCATGGCGATGAATGGCATGAGCTGGAAGGAGTGTGACCTTTGATCTCAATGACGTTTATCATCATTGCCATCGTGGCTGTTGCCACCAACCCCGGGAGGTCGCTCTAATGGACAAGAGGTGCAACTGCTGCGGGGTCTACTTCGATCCCTCCCTGCATGGTGTTGTTGGGGCGATCAATGGACAGGAGGTTGCAATCTGCGGCCCCTGCTGCTCTGGTGATTATGGGGACGAGAAGGAGAAGCTATGTCATTGATCACGGGCCTGCAATCGATCAACTGGTATCATATGCGGACCCAGCTTTCGGCTCTGAAGCTAGAGCTTGCTGGATTGAAGCACAGAGGGGGTTCCATGTATGCCCACGTTAAACGTGTCTACAAACTGAACGGCAACCGGCAGCGGGTGTATGACCAGTTTGAACAGCTGGTGAAGGACTCCGAACCCCGATAGGCTAAGACCCCAGCCAGTCCAAAAAGGATTGGCAGAGGGGGCCAGCCCCTATCCTGCACCCTTTTTTTATCTTGTCACCCTGCCGGTTCCATGAGAATATCACTTCATCAACAGCGCACGACACGGAGTCAAACATGAACAACGACCGCATCATGAACATCTTTTTCTCTTCCCTTGTAGTTGCCCTCATCATTGTTGCCGCCATGTACCGGCTTGACAACTAGATTGCAGGACACTAGACTAGATCAACTCTGGAGACAAAAGATGCGTCACCACGACACCAACTTCATTGAAGCCCTGCGCCGCTGTCGCAATCTTGGAGACACCATGACCTTGACCGAAGCCCACCAGCACCTTTTCTCTGACGAGGTTCCCCCCATGACTGACCGTGAAGCCGAAGAGCTTGTCGAGCGCGAGGAGGCTCTGGAGCGTGAGGGTGTTGTTGGTTACATCGCTCCGCCGCCTGTTGAACTCATGGCCCTCCATGAGTGTCAGAAGGTTGACAGCCGTGAGGCTTATGAGGAGATGACCGACTGGCAGGATGAGGCTTGCCCTCTGGCCGCATGGTATGATACAAGTGCAGAACTGGAAGGGGTGTATTAGGCCCCGGCGGTACCACCCAGCCGCAACATATGGGATGCCCCCACCAGCCCATAAAAGGGTTGGCAAGGGGGACTAGCCCCTTTTCATCACCGTTTTTTTATCTTGTACGCTGACCCGTCCTGACGTAATATCAGTTCATAGGCAGCACGGTGCTGCTAGGAGAACACAGATGAACAATCTCCCCATCCTCAAGGACCGTGAAACTGTTGCCACCCAGCTCCGCAACGTGATGAGCCGTCATGATTGGTGGTATGATTACAGCGACGATCATGGCGTGTGGACCAAGGGTCGTGATAGCTATAAAGTTGTTTCTGATCTTTTTGCCGACCTTGATGTGATCGACCCCGAGTATGCACGCGAGGTGTGGAATGAAACGGCGCCTGATGGCTGGAAGTTCACGAATAAGAACGCGTGACATTCACATGGTTCGCATCATCCAAGGGGTAACAAAAAGTGGACCACACCGATCAAAAAAAGAGTACAATCGCCAAGAGGAAGAGGACTGGCGGGAAGAAGCCAACGAAGAAGAAGAGTAGCGGTTCCATCACAGAAACTTATGCGTTGCTTGTCCAGCAATGGTATGATATGTTCCGGCGGTTGCCATGATCTACAAAGACTCACCAACTCCCTGGAGGCTTCTCATGCGCGTCTCAAAGCGTCTGTCGTCTGTTAACTCCATCTCCTATTCCTTCAACGATGAGCAGGTTGTTAATCTTGTGCGTTATTCGCTCCTCCTTGGTGCCTTGACTGGTGGCGTTGCAACTGCATTCGTTGTCAAGTTCTTCTTGTAGGATTGCCTCCCACCCGGCTGAATATAAACCGGGACCGGGGAGGGCTAGCCCCTCCGCTTACATCTTTTTCTTTGTTGCAACCATCCCCGTCTCATGAGAATATAGCTTCAGTTGAACGGGAGGACACAGATGCCGACTTATATGATCATGGCTTGGCTCACCTTGGGGGTTGTTATGTTTGACATGGTTTACAACAAGGTCAAGAAGATTGTTGGTCGCACCGACGACATGATGAGTGTTGAGGAGCGTGACCGCCTCGCACAGTCGCTTGGTTATGCTGATTGGCAACAATATGTGCATTATGAGATTAGCTTGCCTGTTGAGTGGGATGCTGCTAACTACCGTCACGCTAACTAACTTTGGAGGTTGCCATGGATAATATCGAGAGTGTTGACGCACAGACTGAGATCGAGAAGGGTGGAAAGAATAACTTTGCTGTTCGTCTCAAGACGCAATTCACCGAAGGTTTTGTTGATCGACTGATTGCTGCTGTTGACCTTGACAACTACGATGCAGACGAGTATGCTGTTCTTGGTGGTATTCTTGTGCGGGCTGGTTTCGCATGGCGGTGCGTTAATAGTAGCTGCCGTGGTATCAACCACCTTGACTGTGCGAAGTGTGATAACTGCGGCTCACGCAAGGCTAAGGCACGGGAGGTTCCTGTTCCTGAGAAGATGAGCTGCCTTTCTATTGAATATGACCGCGAATTGAAGAGGAAGAGGATTCGCCGTAACAAGTCCAAGATCGAGACTGATGATAACGTGCCTCAAGGCACAGGAGAATAAATGCAAACAAATTGGGTTATAAAAGCAATCTACGCAAGTGGCGGACATGTTGTCCAATTCGATGGCCAGCCGCTACGTTTCAAGGATAAGCAGGCCGCTATTGATCGAGCGGAGGTATTAAACAGTCGCCTCAAGTCTACAGGTGTTTCATACATCGTTGTAGAGGAGGGGATCTAGAATGCGCGTCAACTATAACTTCCGGGATGACTTTGGTCAATATGATATTCTGGCCGAGGTCTCACATACCGGGCGGGTATCAATCCTGGAGATCAAGGATGAATATGGTTTAGATATTGAACTAGATGACTTCTCTGACGATGAAGTTAAACAGATGGGGTTTCTAGCTAACCGTGCCGCTCAAGAGCTTGACGACATGCCAGATGAGGAGATGGATGATGACGATTAAGACAACAAAGAAGAATCATATCTATACCGTTCTAAAGCGTGTTGGCAATAATTGGCGCCGGATCGAGGATGCTATCTTCACCATGCGAAAGAATGCCCGCTCATGCTGTCAGGAATTAAACAACGTTAATCCCCTCAGGAAGGGCGGCAAGGTTATTAGGCGATACCGTGTCGCAAAGATGACGATCGCGTCTCCACGTTGACTCTAGGGCGGTAGAATAGGGGCAACGTGCGTTTCCTTATCTAAAAAAGACTGGTCTCCCTCCCTGCCATCAGAAAAGTGGTGGGGTAGGGGGCCAGCCCCCTTCGGCATCCTTTTTTTGGACACCGTGGGGCTTTACACTATCGGAAAAACTTCTTTTGAGAGTCTGTTAGATTCTTAACACCGTGCCAAGGGAGGCCGATCTTGACCAGCCCTTGAATCGCCGGGGCATCGCTTTTGCCGCCGTCTACATATCCCGCCCGCTCCATATCCTCATGCGTTGTGAAGATACGGGAGTGCGGCTTGCTCAGGTCAACCTGTGAATCATACTTACCACCCAGCGAAAAGGTGACGCGGAAGTTTTCGGGAATGCCTGTGAAGTCAAGCGTGACACTCTTGGTGTAGGCGTAAAAGATAATATTGGGGAACGCACGGGCAATTGCAACCCACTTGTCCAGATACGTCTGCGAATAGAAATCACCGCTGTCGTGGATACGTACAACACCAACGCCGCGCATCCGCTTAAGGTCCGCGACCGCATCGTCAACGAACGATTGACTGAGGGTGGATTCAAGAGCACGTTGACGCGCCGCCTTGGTTGCCGGCCAGTTATATGCGCCTTGCTTTGCATAGCAGACGGCACGACAGGCAAGAGCACCAGGACACGTGTTAAAGTTACTCCCGTCAACCTCGAAGTCGAAGTCTGGGGGGATCCCGTACCCAATAACACGTCCGAACCCATTGCCGCTAGTCTTTTGCAACTTCGCATTGCCGAGAATCCAAGGGAGCTTTGCCATATTGTGTTCCTCCGTGGTGGGTACATTGTCAAAGTAGTCGAGAGCCCGCCGGGAGTCTACAGAAAAAAACGGGAATCGGGAGGGGCTAGCCCTCTTCGACCCCTCTTTTTTACCTGCTAAAAAAAGTTTATTCACCCTTGTCTACTGCGGTGGGGGTGCTATCTTAGGCACCTATGCAACGAGGCCGCCCCCCGACATGGAGAGCGGCCCCTGTACCCTTTGCTATTGTTAACTAACCAACAGCGGCCTGGGCCTCTGCATCCTGCTCAAGCTGGTTGACAAGTGCCGCAAACTGTGCGGCCATGTCCTCGTCGGACGCAGCAGTCTCAACCTCAACCTTGTCAATGTTCTGACCAGAGGGCTTTGCACCGCCGTTGCGTCCACGGCTCGACTCAATAGAACCAGCAGCGACCAGCTCCTTGATGATGCCCTGCACAACCGGCAGCTTGTCACCAACAGCCTCAGCGATAGCCTTGGCAGGGGCGCGGCGACCATGATCCTCAACGTACTTCACGATAGCAGCCAGAACGTTCTCGCGGGTAGCAGCCATTGTCTTGCTCCGATGCTGGATTAGCCAGCTTGTGTGAGGCTCAATTGCCCCGTAAAAGTTAATCTAGTACACTAACCTTCAGCAGTCAAGTCGTACCACCAAGCATTGTGAACGGGAGTCGGCATATCATCATCCCAACACCAGTCCTCCCCCTCCCACTCCATCTCCTCGTCTAAGTTGTCCCAGTCCATTTGTTCCGTCCTCCTGATGTTCTTAATGTACCCCGCCCCCTCCTTCTAGTCAACCTCCCCGGCTGGGAATTAAAGGTTGGCTGAGGGGGCTAGCCCTCCCTCTACTCCCTTTTCTTATGCCCCGCCAGCTTGACAGGCGAAGCAGCCTGCTCTATATAGAGTGGACAGGAGGACGTGATGCGGATACCGTCAAACAAGCTAGACGAGGAAGGCTTGAAGAAACTGGCGAGCGAGCTAATCGCACTGTCTGATTTTGAACTGGTATGTACAATCACACATAATGTAACCCCCAGAGGAGTTGGAAACTTTACCTCTTACAATATAATAAACTGTTTTCATTATGGTGTGCGGGAGCAGGTTAGAAAAGCAATCCTTAATCTGCCAAAGGTACCGTGGAAAGAGTTGTCGAAAGATTGTTGCGAAGATTGCAAGCAGGCGCTTGACAGCAGCAGCATCCCGTTATAGATTGTCAATATCCCCGATGGACGGGTGAGGTGACACATGGCGCGTCAGAAGAAGATTGTTAAGTTTGTTCCCAACACCAAGTTCCCTCTCAAGCGACAGAATATTGCCAGCATCATGCTGGACCCTGCGCGGGGCTACACTCTACAGAATATCAAGGATATGTGTGTCGTTCGCGGTTCACAGAAGCATAATCATTATTATGGAGTCCATGAGGATGGGACTCCTTACACGGTAAAGGAATATTATGACGAGCGATTCAACCGTTGGGAAGTGAACGAGGAAAACTTCCGATCTGTTGTCAAGACCAACTGGAACTTTGAGCGTTGTGTTGAGTACGCTTATTTCTCCAGCCCTGCTTTTGATGAAGTAAACGAACAGTTCCTCAAGGAGTATGACGAGCGTGAGGACTTGCAGGATTTCTACAAGCAGTTCTTCAACAGTTCATACTGGCTGCATGATCGCTATGGTAACAGCTTGCAGGTTAACCAGTACAGTTCAACTCAGGAGGAAAGGAGTGCTGCGGAAGCTCTGACTGAGCGTTATCGCAACCGTCCAGAAACCTACCTTATGTTCAACACGGTAACTTCTCACCATGAGGCTGCACATTATCGTGAAGTGAACCGTGACACTCCGTATGAGCCGGGTGATCTTGTCAAGCTGCGTGATCCCTATATTGGGCATGATGGGCATGATCCCCTGTGGGTTTCCAACTATGATGTTGTCCACCGGGGCGCAACTCCTACTCCCAGCAAGGAGGTTGAGCGTATCGGCACCGTTATGAAGGTAACAGCAGAAACACGTCGCTGGCGTGCTGGCAAGGGCAGCAAGCTAATCGAGGTTCTGTGGTTTGGCAAGGATGGGACTGAACACGTTGCTGAAAAGATTATCAAGTGGCATGAGAGGCCGTCTTATAAAAATGGCCTAAAGAAAAGATAAACTAACCTTCGTATCTGTTACCTTTAGAGCAATTGAGACTAGCCTCCAAAGGTTGAAGATTGGACAATGCCCAGCAGTCTTTGAACGCTTGATCTTCGACTGATTCAAAGATGAACCATGACTTGGGACGAACGTGGTCAATGTGCCAATAACTGCCATAGTTATCCCAAGTCATGCCTTCTTTGAAAAGCGATTCAAGGTGCTTCATAAGATCTTCTAAGGTATAACCAACTAATTCTTCCCAATTGCGTGTTTTATTAATTGAAAGTTTTTTTAAATGATCTCGTATAGCATTTGAAAATTGATTATGGGTCCTATACATTGGGTTATCTTTCAAATATTCTTTTTTGTATTCATTTAATTTATCTTTGTTTTTTTTAGAATATTCTTTTTTATATGCCTTAGCTTTATCTTTATTTTTATCGCGATATTTCTTATCGGATTCTTTTTTCTTCCCTTCCTTCCTTCTTTGTCTATCGTATCCTCTTAATTTTTCTAAGTTATTTTTTCTATATTCTTTACAGCGCTCAGTATTCTCCCCAGGATTTTCTTCTCTCTGTTTTTTATAATATTCTAATAATTCATCTTTATTTTCTTCATAATATTTTTTTCTATATTCCTTAATGTACTCTTTATTAGCTTCCCTCCAAGCTTTTGCTTTATCTTTATTTTTACCTCTATATTCCTTATCTTTTATTTTTTTTAAAGCTTTTTGTTCTTCTGTCATTTTTATCTCCTAAAATAAATAGTATAAAAAAATGGAAACGCCCAACTTTTAAGAACGGCCTAAAGAAGCGCGAGTAACATTAGCCATCCCCGGCCCAGCAGAAAAAGCTGGGTGCAGGGGGGCTGGCCCCCTCACATCAACCTTTTATCTGATCATCCTGCTTGACAACGGTGGGTGGCAGCTTTAAAGTACATCTATGACATACGAGATCGGTGACATTGTGAAGAACACATGGGTCTATGGTTCCGAGCAACACCATGTGGAAACAAGATATTTTCTTGTTACTGGTGTTACTCTTGATATCAACGGTAAGCCGTACTACTCTATCTATGACATGGATCGAGACGAGTACAGCACAAGTTATCTCAACACGATGGATAAAAACTACACATACGAGTTGCACGCTTGACAGGAAGGTGAAGAGTGGCTAAGATTAGGGAATCAACGGTGCAGGTTGCCGTGACAAACTTGAAAGGGTTGCTGCCGGCTTGCCGTAGATGCCGGATCCGTAGCGACCAGATGCTGCGTGATCCTCACCAACCAATGCTCTGTGACAAGTGTAGAGATGTAATTTCATCTGAGCATCCACATATGGTGTCGATTGATCCTGTACCTTTTGAACAGGCTCGACGGTGCCTGTGGGAACATGAACGTGAGTGCGAGTGTTGGCATATGGGATGCCACTTTCCAACGGAGGCTAGTGATGGATAACATCGTGACTGAGATTGACAGCAGCGAGATGACCGAGTATAGTGAGCAGATGGTTGAGGATAACCTGCATGGCAATGAGGCTGGGCAGGCTTTTGCTCGCAAGCACATCATTGAAAAGATGAATCTGTTTCTTGACGAGTACCGCAGGAACGGTTACAGTGAGGACTTCGTTGCTGGATTCGTAGAGGGCTTGAACGATGTGACCGGCGGCAACATCGGTTTCTATGACGAGGAAACTGAAGAACTACTTGACAACCCGCCTGATAGTGACTAGATTGGGTGGATAGGGAGGCGCATATGACTGTTAAAGATTTATCTGCCCGTGTTGCCATGCTCGAAAAACGTCTTGCTGATATGGAGGTTGCACAGAGTAGACCATCTATCCGCACCGTGAAGGTGGGTGATCTTGAGTGGCAGGCGGACGTGCCGGATAGGGAGTTCACTTGGGAAGGGGCCAAGGCATATGCCGCTTCTCTGGGTGATGGGTGGCGGCTGCCCACGGTCAGGGAGCTTCTGTCTCTTGTGGACTACGAGACACACAATCCAGCGTGCAGCGTGTTTCCTGACTGCCCCAGTGAATGGTTCTGGTCGTCGTCTCCCGTGTCCGGCCTTACAGCGCTCGCGTGGAGCGTGTACTTCAACCACGGCAACACGTACAGCAGCGTCGTGGGCATTACGCGCCGGGTCCGTTGTGTCCGTTCTGTTGGAGGTGAGTCATGACCCCACAGCAACTGAACGAGTACGAGCTTCTGGCATCGTCGGACCCGAACGGTATCCCGATGAAGCTCATCAAAGCCCTGCGGCAAGCGAACGCCGAGATCGTGAGGCTTGAGTTCCTGCTGGAGCGGAAAGAGATGGACTGGAAGGCGGCGTGCGACAAGCTCTTCGCCATTCGTGGTCTTACGGAGTGGAAATGACCCCCGAGCAACTGGACGAGATCGAGCGGCTGGCCGATGTGGAGCATGGCAGGGGCTTGGACTTCGGCTACGGCAACCCGCGCAACGACGGCGTGAGCAATACGAACCGGGTTCGTTGTGTCCGATCACTTGACAACCCGCCCGATAGCCACTAAGATAGGTTGAAGTTGATCCCTGCTGGTGGTTGAAGTTCTGCCCCGGCAGGGAATCAAAAGAAAGTTTGAGAAAGAACTTGAAAGTGTGACGGAGGTGTGATAGACTGCCTCTTGTAAGGTTGAAAGAGAAGTACTGAGTACGACCCTAGCTTAATTGGTGAAAGCACTCGACTTAGAAATATGAGCAGTATAGTAGAAATATTATACTGAATGGTGTAAATTCAACGAACGGTCTGGATATACTTGCAATTAGTTATCCGTCCCAACATTGAGCGAAACTGCGAAAGCAGGACGTGCAGAGACTATAATCACCCGTCTGACCGCGTAATGGCGAAGATGAAGGCATAGTCCAGACCACAAACCGAAAGGGTGGCGAAAGCCATAGTGGCAGGATAATCGAGAGAGTCTGGGTTCAATTCCCAGGGGTCGTACTGAGTACTTCTTTGAAAATTAGTAACTAAGATTAACCCAGCTTGGTGGAATGGCATACACAGTTGACTTATTTAATTGAGCAGTAGAGGCGAAATCCTCTATCTGAATGGTGTCAAATTCGGTGAACCCTTAACTGGCAACGCCGAGCGAAGCTAGATAGAAATATCTAGAACGTGTAGAGACTAGACGGCACCCACCTGACTGATCGAAAGATTAAAAGGTGAAGGCATAGTCCAGACCACAAACATCGAAAGATGGCAGCGAAAGCTGAAGTGGTAAGAAAATCAACCGCCCTTACGGGATTGAGCGTTCGACTCGCTCAGCTGGGACCATGACACCTCCTGTTAGCCTTTTCCGCCACAACTAACTAATTATGGTAGAGGGGCTAATAGGAGGTAATTATGCCACACGTTTCTAAAGAAGGTTACAAGTATATTTGCGTTAAGATAGATGGTAAATCTAGATATTATCTAGAACATCGTTGGATTATGGAACAACATATTGGTAGGAGACTGACTACTGATGAAGTTGTGCATCATCTAAATGAAAACAAACTAGATAATAGGATAGAGAACCTAGAGATACTATCAAGAGAAGAACATAGTAGGATGCACGCTCCTATTGCTGAACTTAGTAAACATATTTGTCCACTTTGTGAAAAAGAATTTATAAGAGAAGCGCGTGATGTAAGAGGAAACATTAAGAAGGGCAAAGCTGGTCCATTCTGTTCTAGAGAGTGTGCCGGAAAATACGGACAGACAAAACAAGTAACCACCAGAGGTGGTACAACAAGTGATCCCTCTACTTGGGTTCACGGAACACCTAATACCTATCAATATAGAAAATGTAGGTGTGAATTATGCAAATCTGCCAATAATGAAAAAAAGAAAAAAGAACGTCTGAGCAAGAAAAGATAGTTTATGGCCCGTCTGACGGATTCAGCGGCGGATCTTCTAAATCTGCTAAGAGCGTTCAACTCGCTCACGGGCCTCCAACAACAAAAAACATTTAAATACTATTCTATTTGTGGTATACTATATAATGTAATTAGTGCTTATTACTCCTAGCTTTCGTAGTTTAATAGCAAAATACAACTCTTGTAAAGTTCGTGATGGAAGTGCAACTCTTCCCGAAAGCACCATCTAGAAATACCCGCTACGAGAGGGGCTAGTCCCCCTCTCCTACCCTTTTATCGTTTTCTGCCGCTTGACAACCCAACTGCCCCGCTGTAGGTTTCTCTCATGAGCAACGAACCGCTGTGCCATGTCGGGGATATTGTCCAGTACGATTGGGATAGAGACGATAATATTTTTCTTATTGTCAGGCTTGATAAGGATGTAGATGGATATATTTACGATACTATCTCGCTGACTAATGGTAGAAACGTTAGATACCAGTTTGGCATGGCAGAGTTTAAGGTGCTGGCATGACTGTCAACATTGGTGACATCTGGGAATATAGTTATCCCCAGTATGGAACTGCCACCCTGCTTGTGCTTGACTATATCGATGATCTCGATTACCATCTGTGCTTGAAACTTGAAGATGGTGAGGTTGGGGATTGGTTCATGGACTTGGATAATCAGTTTGAAAGAATTAAGTGGAGGAAGTTAGCATGAGAACCTGTCAAGTGTGCGGCGAACAGTTTGATCATCGTTCGCCTGCCAAGCGTCGTGCTGGTGGCCTCTCCACCCATTGTGAAATTTGTTCTGAGGAGTCTACTGTTCGTTATGCTGGTATCTCTTCTGGAGAGGGTAAGCAGGCCCAAGTCCAGATCTTGCGGTTCCAATCACAGGATGATAGAAAAGACTACCTCCGTTATTGGGCGGCTAATAGCGGCCTGAATACAGGTAAGAACTGTCAATTGGCATATCGTGCCAAGGAAACTGGTATCAAGTTCGAAACTGTGGCAACCTTTTCTGGTGTAGCTAACCACAAGGGCAAGGCATGATGGTCCAAGTTGGTGATATCCTATGTAGAAAGCATGATGGGACATACTGGTTAATCTATGAGGATAAGGTATATCCAAACGATGTCCACCAGCTACATATCTATGTATTGAACGATGGGACGTATTCAACCTACACAAGCCCTTTTGGACTTGACCTACCCGACAATCCGTTCTATATAGCTGCTTAGGAGGCCAATCATGGGTGATCGTCAATGTGGATACTGCCGCGAGTACAATCACAACCAGTCTGTCTGCCGAGTTCGCCTGTCACAGATTGAAGCTGTTAGGCGTCATGTTGGAGGCGAGCGGTTGCGTCAAGTGCAGCTCCTGATTGCCAGCGGATATGGATCAGGTGCCATCATTGAAGCATATGATTATCATGCTGGCGATTATGTTAACTGCATCATCTCTGATCCCAATGAGTGCGTACACGGCTATTTTGGTAACTACCTTGAGTACCGTAATGTAAAGTACAAGAAAACTGTTCGTACCATCTTAAAGTCTGCTAGTGGGTACTATCCCGAAACTCCCAATGGTTGTGATGATTTGATCCGCTACCAACACGTTGCTCATATCAACATCAACGTTATGCCGCTCCATGATATGAGCCGTAACATCACCGCACCAATCTGCATCACAACCCTTGATCGCAGCCTGCTCCATCCCACTCTAAAGGACTACAGCCGTCCGCTCTATAGTTGGGACCACCCCCCAAAGCTGTTATCACCCTCAAACGATGGACAGCCCGATATGGGTAGAGTTCTCCGAGACTTCCAAGGCCATGATCGGCTCGACAAAAAGGTCTACGGTTGGAAGCCCATCGCCTAGCTGCCGCCCCGAGCCACCAATAAACGGTGGTGAAGGGGGACCAGCCCCCTCTGACCCATCTTTTTTCCACCAGCCCAGCTTGACAAGTGCCGATGCTTGCCATAGATTGACTGGACGCCGCACAGAGCGGCATGGAGACAACCTTGAGCGACTACAACCTTGAGCATGATGTTTTCCGGCTTCTGCGTGAGGAGCCATTCTTTGCTGCTATGAGCCGGTCTGTCAACAAGCACCCTAACAATAATATTCCTACTGCTGGTGTTCGTATCACCGATGACGGCTTCTTTGATATGGCATACAACCAAGCGTTCTTTGATGGATTGCCCGACAAGCAGCGAACGGGTGTTCTCAAGCATGAGTTCTACCACTTGATCTTTGAACACGTATTGAGCCGCAACCCTGATGGCAAGCAAGTGAGCCGTATGTGGAACATGGCAACTGATATGTCGATCAACTGCCATATCAAGGACGAGATTCCAGAGTTTGGTGTTTTCCCGTCCAAGTTTGGTTTCGATGATTACCTCTCGGCTGAACAATATATGAAGCTGTTGGAGGAGAAGGCAGAGAATGATCCCAACTTTGGTGATGGTCAGGATTCCTTTGACGATCACGATGGATGGGGAGAGAACGAGGCGAACGGTGACAGCAAGGCTATTGCACGGGAGCGTCTGCGTGAGGCTATGAAGAAGGGCGTCGAGGAAGCCTCCAAGTCTAGCCGTGGATTCGGCAATATGCACGAGGACGTTAAGCGGGCGATCCTGCAATTCGTCAACGGATCGGTTGATTGGCGTGCAATCCTCCGCAACTTTATTGGCAACGCACAGCGGGCGAATCGTTCCAACACAATCAAGCGTATCAACAAGCGGTTCCCATATATCCATCCCGGTCGCAAGACAAACCATTCTGCACATATTGCAATTGCTATTGACCAGAGCGGTTCTGTTAGCGACGAGATGCTTTCCATGTTCTTTGCTGAATTGAATGGTCTGTCGAAGCTGGTAACTTTCACCGTTGTACCTTTTGATACTGAGGTAGGCGATAAGCTGGTGTATGAATGGAAGAAAGGACAGAAGCACAGGACTGAGCGTGTTATGTGCGGCGGCACCGACTTCGATGCACCAACCAAGTGGGTCAACAAGCACCCCGAAATTGATGGGCTTATTGTTTTAACCGATATGCAGGCTCCTGCGCCTGTTCCTTGCCGTGTCCGACGTATGTGGATGACTGACCGTGCCGGTAAGGAGAGTCCATACTTCCAGACAAACGAGATTGTTGTTGAAGTGAAGAATAGCAAGAAGGGTTAAAGTGTACCCCCGATGGCACCGATAAAAGGTGCTTGAAGGGGGGCTAGCCCCGCAGCCCATCCCTTTTTATATGATCGCTCAACTTGACACCAACCCCCCCATGCAATATTGTGTACCTGTTCGCGGCTGATGCACCACCCACCAACTGCTTGACAACCCCATCTGCACGTTGTAACTTCTCCCACATGGACGGCATGGAGCCGTCAACGAGGTCCGACAATGGCTGTTGATTTCAAGACGTTTAATTCTTTTGTCCACATGATCGCTGATAGCCGTTACCCTGTTATGATCCGGGGTCGTCACGGTGTCGGCAAGAGTGAACTGGTGTACCAGTTTGCCGAGAAGAAGGGTTTGCCGGTAGTGGAACGTCGAGCCTCGCAGATGAGCGAGGGCGATCTTGTTGGCTTGCCTGTTATTGACGGCGATTCGACCGCTTGGAATCCCCCCGATTGGTACAAGCGTGCGTGCAGCGAGGCTGTTGTCCTGTTCATGGACGAGATTGACCGTGCGACAACTGAGGTGCGGCAGGGCTTCTTCCAGCTTGCGGACAGCCGACAGCTTAATGGTCACAGGCTGCATCCCGATACCCTGCTGTTTGCTGCTGTCAACGGTGGAATCCACGCTGCTCAGTATCAGGTCAACGATATGGACCCTGCCGAACTGGACCGCTGGACTGTTTTTGATGTTGAGCCGTCTGTTGAGGATTGGATTGATTATGCAAAGGATCGCTGCAACCCCATCCTTGTTGATTTTATCCGACACAATAAGGCGCACCTTGAGCATACAAAGGAGTTTGAACCGGGCAAGGTTTATCCCTCCCGTCGTAGCTGGGAGCGATTGAGCCGCACAATTGAGGCTGGCAAGCTGATGGAGGGTGATTTCAAGCGTAACCTTTCAACTGTTTTCAATATCTCCACGGGTTTCGTTGGTTTCGAGGCGGCTGTTTCTTTCCGAGACTTTGCCGATAAGTATGAGTCTCAGGTGACGGTTGAGGATATTCTGGAGGGCAAGGCAAAGACGAAGGGCTGGAAGCTGAACGATCACGTTGCGATGGTTGACAAGATCATCGACAGCGGCAAGCTGGGTGACAGTATGGAGGCTGACCATATGGAAAACCTCCGCAAGTACTTCCTCTCCCTGCCCTCTGAGGCAGCTATGAAGTTCTACACCAACATGAACAGCAGCAAGGGACTGCTTCCGTTTGTTCTCAAGTTCCACAAGCAGGAGGGTGTCAAGCCGTTCATCACCTCCATGCTGGCGGGTGTCAAGAAGAAGGAGTAGCACCGCGAGTCAAGCCTTCCCTCCCCTGTTAATAAAGGGGGGAGCGGAGGGGGCTAGGCCCCTGCTATATCCTTTTTTCTTCCTGCCCTATCTAACAAAAAAAAGGACTACTGACCCGGCTAGCCCCCACCCTTTACCCTTTTTCCATATCTATTGAATAGACGCTACTGGACACCTGCCAACATCGGTGGTATACTAAATTTATTAGAGTAGGGGTGCCGCATATAATATATATTTATCATATATTCAACATATACGTCTAATATTCGGAAGTGCCTTATTTTAAGGCATTTTGTGAAATCACGTTTTGCCTTATTTTAGGCTTAATGGTGAAGGGGCTATTCTATTATGTCTTAATCTATAGGGGATCCATGTTATAAAAATAAAATTTATCACAATCTAGCTTAAAATAAGGGGTTTCCGGATGGGCTTGTTCGAAAACCCTATAAAATAAGGGCTAAAGCTGTGTTGGCACTCGATGCCACTTCTTGCCCCGCTTTGACACCAATTGCCACATTTAACCAGTAGATAATAACTTATAATAAGCAATTGTATACCTTTTTTTCAATTACCACAACCTATTGTATAAGGGCAGTATGCTTATTTACTAGCATCTGATTCTTTCCTCTTCCTCAACTGGGAGAGCAGGACCGCTTCGCCGGTCCATCTCGTCCACTTTTTATTATACTGGGTTTGCTATAGAACTTTACCTAGTCATACCCCTCCCCCTACTCCCTCTACCTTATGGATGGGTGGGTATGGGATCTATTTGTTTCCCCTCTACTCCCTCCCCTCCTGGTATACTCCTACCTCTACTGGCACTAGTGCTTATCCTACTCTACTTGTAGTGCTATACCTCACCTCTCTCCAGGATCTTCTACTTCTATGACTGGGACTGGTCCTCCTACCTCTACTGGTGGCTGGATCTTTTTTTGTTTGTTAGTTTGCGGCTCCATCATCAGCACCATGGGCCTAACCAGCTTTTAGTTTAATAACAAAACCCCCAGTTGATCTGTCCAACCAAGTGGTCAGCAATCTTTTGTCCCTGGTGATTGCCGCCTCTTGAAAACTATCAGGGGTTCCACGCCCTGTGGACTGTGGGGTTTTTCATTCTCTTTTTAGCCGGTTCAGGGTTCAGATCCTGCTTCCGGCGTCCATCAACTGGTTCGTTTGCACTTTGAAGATGGACACAGTCCATGCGTCCGCTTGGCTGTGGATCACCTTTTCTTTTGTGGTGATCACCGTGCGTCTTCTCAGCATGGAACCTATCTTTGTTTTCTATATATAAATAGTACCTTCTTTGGTTTTGTGACCCCCCCGTCCTCCTACTTCTTCTACCTATTCGTTTTTTAAATCATGCAACCTTCTCGTATGTTTCTTTGGGTGTTGGCATGAAACTTGCCTCTTGTATGCTACCTGTTTCTAGTATAAGACACAGATAATAATTGCTGAACATGATGCCGCTCCCTAGCACCAACAGGTTATATGTTAAGTGATAATCTGGTGTGTCGAAATTGTATTCCCATATGTCCCCAGTTTGAGGTTCCATTAGGTCACCTTCCAAACGGTTAGATCGCGTTTATCTAGGGTGTTGCTAAACACTTTCTTTGTCTCGTTTGATTCTAAATCTCTAACACAATATAGGGCGGCATCGCGCCGATTTTCATTTATAATATCTTCAATCAAGAAGATGAGTGGTTCTTCTCTGTGAGAAACTTCAACACGGATGATATCGCCTATCTGATACTTTGTCATGCAACCTTTTTATAGTATACACTACAGTCAATATTTTGAGTACTTATTGTATAAGTCTCGCCGTCATCCATACCAAGAAGAACGTAGACATCAAAAGGCCACTTTCTACCTCTTGGATCTGGTCTTGTCTTGTGTTCGATATCCATAACTAAACAATAAAATTCACCAAAGCCGCTGCCTTGATGATAAAGGATGTCACCGGGTTCGTATCGGGGCTTCATGGTTGTATAGTGCCTCAAGAAGTGATGGTTGTCAAGCTACGCAACCTTCCTATAATAAACACTACAATCAATGTTTGCTGTATTGAATCTATACACTTCTCCGTCATCCATACAAAGAAGAGTATAAATTCTACGATGTTCGTAGTTACCGTTTATAATACAGTTTGATACGGTCTCAACGTCCATCACCAAACAATAAAACTCAATACCTTCCATACCTGAATGGTGAAGGATATCGCCGGGTTCGTATCGTGGCGTCATGGTTGTATAGTAGCGCAAGAGGTTAGGGTTGTCAAGCTAGCCAACCTTGTTGTAATAAAGACTTTTATCGGTTCTTTCTACTGACTTTTCATATATCAAATCTTCTTCAAGATTCCGTACACAATACTCAAATGGCTTCTTGCCCATATAGGTAATGTTTTCAATTAGCAGGTGTATTTTTGCGCCAGGTATGTGACTACCCTCGATAATGTCGCCAATCTGATACTTGGTTTTAAACATCATGCGACCTTCATATATACTCTTGGGATTTGATTCGGCCACATCTTATGTGTTTTTGTAAAGCCGGATTCTAGACACAGGACAATATACCAGTAGTCTGGTTGTGTGTCAAGTATGAGCATGTGTTCTATCATGTTAGTAGTTGTACATTTTACTATATCACCTATTTGGAACATATTCATCATGCGACTTTCCTTGTTGAAGGCGCATTGAATTTACCCCATCCTGTCTTGCCATCACTTAGACAGCGGTAAGGATACATTAATTCCATGTACGCATGAACAGAATCAAGCTCACCCTCTATCAAGTAATAAAATGTTTCATTGGACCAAGGTTCATCAACTGCAAGAATATCACCGGGCTCGTATTGGTGTTCCATCATGCGACCCTCTTGATTTTGCGGGCTTTATCTACTATTTCTACGTCCCATGAAAAGATATCGTTATTTTCAAGAACTCTAAGCGAGTAAACTCCAAGATTATCTTCTACGCGTATATCTTCTACCAGATAATGAGCACTAATTTCTGCTTCGTGTCTAAGAATATCTCCAACTTCATAATGTGTATAATACACTTTCTTGTTTTTATCGAGAAGTAGGATATTCTTGAGTTCCATTAGGCGACCTTTGTTGCGTTATCTAACATACTTGTAAGGATATGCTTGCCGCTTTGCAGATGAATCGTTGTATAGGTACAGGTATAATCGCAGCGTTCAAGTATAAGATAATGATTTTGTCCTGTTTCGTAAACCAAACTACCATTCTCATAAGCAATCCAGTCATTTTCAACCATGACAACATCACCAACTTGATGAGGTTTAGACATTTACACCACTTTTGTACCATTCCATCACTCTATTAAATCTAATGAGAGGCAGTCGTACATGTCTCTCTCAAGGATGTACATATAATACTGCTTCTCCCCCCAGTAGTCAAGTCTCTCTTCTAAGACAAGATAATGATAGTGATCTCCTATCTTCCATATGTCACCAACTTGTGGATTCATTAGGCTACCTTGAATAGAAAAGGTTCTACAAGTTCACCTGCTGGGAAATAGCCGCTCCAAGAACCTGTTTGGAAACTGTATAAACAATATCTATATTCTTTTTGCTCTTCTTCATAGATTATATCATGTATAAGATAGAACTTACGCCAATTATCTTTGAACATATCATGGTGTGGCTTGCCGCGTGTTATGATATCTCCGATGCTGAATTTAAGAGTCCTCATGCGACTTTTCTCAACATGTTTGGTGGACTATAATGTGGAGTTATGTTCATGGTTTGTCCTGTCTCTAAAACACGACACTCATAAGTATCAATACTTGTTTCCCACAAACATACACTCATTATTAGGAAATGCCTTGATTCGTCACCCCATTCTTCTCTGATAATATCGCCAACATCCCACTTTGCGTCTCTGCTACTCATGCTACTTTCCTCCACCAACGCATATCAAAATCATCTTTATGATAGAGATTATATTCGCCCAATTCAATAACCCATGTAATCCACCAAGGGTTTACGATGTCGGGTTCAATAATGATATTATGGAATTGTGAGTTATCATTCTTCCAGATGTCACCAGGTTCTATAGTTGATGATAGCATATCAAGATACCCTTGTGAAACTATTTGTAACTATCTCATTTGAATAGTTATCAATATAGATGAGTACTTCCTTATATCTCTTATAAGAAAATGCTACCCACTTTGTATCCTTGGAGTTGTCGGGCTCTACCTTCTTTATCAATAGGTAGTGAGTTTCGCCGCAATTATGTGTGTTGAGGTTACTTGACCAGTTGTTCTTCCATATGTCGCCAACCTGTGGTGTATCCATCGTGTTGATAGTATAGGTCAACGTATGTTTGTTGTCAAGCAGATAATAAAAACGGCTGGTGTTCACACACCAGCCGCTGAATTGGCTATATCTATTTATTATTACTCTGCATAACCAATCTGTTCCACGGGATCATGAGGTGGAACATTGCTGTTATAACATTCTAGTCGGTGAAACATACCCTGCTGAACAGTTACACAGTTATTGTCGAGTCTTACAACTTGTACTGGTCTAGTTCTACTGAACAACCATGCGGTACCGACTCCAAGAGCAGTCGCTGACCACAATCCAACGGCAATACTTAGTACGATGCTAACTTTGCTCATATTTTCCTCCTTGAGTTAGTTAGTTTAAATACTATAGCACAACTTACTGATCTAAGCAACCTTTTCAAAATCATTATCGTATATTGGACTGATTGATACGCTTGGCATACCATCTTCAATACAGTAAGCTACATAGTGCCACTTTTCAATCCTATAAATTAGGAAGTGAACATATATACCAGTTGATTTATTGATTGCTCTTATTATATCACCTACTCTAAACTTCAAGCCAATATTTCCCATCTATTAATCATTATGGGACGCATCTGTATAACACCAGATATCAGATGCATTTTTTCAACCATTTGGAAACCCTCTTCAAATATATAAGGACCAGCTGATATAACTATATATAGTTCCTGTTCAAAGGCTTCTTTTATCTTGCTATCTTTGTCTGGTATATACTTTATTATATCCCCCGGCTTAAATATTCGCTCGTTGCTCATTTTTTATACGGCCCTATTGTTAGCGGCGACTTATTATAGACCGTATATTTATCGTGAGTTTTATAATGCGTGTATATAACTGCTATAATTACATAAGCAGTTGCTCCAACTATGGATGATAATATCAATCTTATCCATCTTTCGGAGCTCATTTTATGCTACCTTCTTGTATAATTTTTTAAGATTTGCTAGTGATGCCCCTATAACTCTTGATGAATCTTCTAAATCCATCAATGAATACAGGTACTTATATGTATCTGATTGTTTAATGTGTGTGATTAGATAATATTGGTCATATTCAAAATCATGTACAATATCACCCAACTCAAAACTTTTCATATTAACTCCAAAGTTCTAATTGACTTTCTGATACGCGAACCGATACTGCATTACCGCGCTTTGCGTGACGACCAGTTACTTTATACATATAAATAGTACGACCATCCAAAGAGGTTAATTTTGGAATCCAATCATCAAGACCCTCAACGCTGCATGGCATCTCTAATTCTTCACACGATTTAACAGATACCTTATCACCATCTTTAAATTTACGCATATGTCCTCTTTTCTACGCTAATTTAACATATTTACGAGCGGAATTATCATCCATCAAAAATTCACGATATGTACCTGATCCGAAACTGTAGCAGTAGTACCAGACCCAACCTTCTTCATCGATATTTACAGCTAGTATTAAATATACGCATGATGTGGCCTCTTTATCCGAGTCAAGCATATTATAACGTTTGACAAGATCGCCCACATCGTATCTTACTTCTCTTAATCTATCGTGTGAAGGCATCATTTTTTACGCCAGTATTTCCAATATATCATCATCGCTAAAAAAAGTCCAGAATGTGTCTGGGAATCTTAGATCCTGCAGATTATATATTTTTATTCCTTGAGTTGATTTTATTTCTAATACTAGGTAGAGGCCACTGAATTCTGTTTCAGCACTCTTTACTTTAATAATATCACCTACATTAACTATCACCTCTGCTTTTACTGGCATCAGATGGTTCTAATCCTCTGGTTAATAGCTCTTCTGTACTACGATCTACTCTGTATTTAAAATAAGAATTAGGATATTTATTGTTTAATTCAGTATATGATATATTATAAGTAATTAGTTCTTGGTTGCTATAATATTGAATTTCTGAATCTACTGATATCATCATATCTTTAGTAAGCGACATATCAACCTTTTTGTACGTTATATTGCTAACATTTGTTAGCAGACAATGAAGATCTCTTTGTAAATCACCATCTATTGTTCTTAGTATGTATTCATCTGCTATTATATCTTTAATGTAATATATTTGCTTATGCGATACATAATCTGCTTCTATAACATCTCCTATGTTATATCTCATTAAGCGACTCTTATATAATACATGACAACCGTACTTTTTAATAACAGGAACGATGATTGATAATCTTTATTGGCTGCATTTAGTGGCAGTAATTCATATTGATAATAGTTTTGATCTATTATAATATAATGTTGCTCGCCGCGAACGCTATTCATATAACATTCTACTATTATATCGCCAACTCCGTTTATCTTTTCTTCCTGCTCCATCTCATGGTGTCACCTATTATGCTACTTTTTTCCAATTACGTGTATCTCTCAAACTGATTGTGTGATGTTGATTGGTCTTTAGTGACATAAGTGTGTAAATAACTGCACACTTGCCAGATACTTCTAGAAAATATTCTCTTTTATCAACTATCAAGAAATGTATATTGTCATCTCTAAATATAGGATTCATTCTATCTATGTTACTTATTATAATTCTTTCTAGAATATCACCTGTATTATACATATTATAAACCTAGGCTAATTTTTCAACTTTCCACAACAATGTATTAGAAAGAAGGATATTTTTTACGAAGTTTTCACTATCAATATCATAACAGTTATAATAAGGATGTTCACCTTCGACAACCATAAAGTGCCTTATAAGACGAAATGGTTTATATTTTTTCTCTACAATATCACCGGGAACAAACAAAATCAATAACCGCCTTCCCCTATACCCAACTCTTCCTCGGCGTCGATTCTGCCACACCATTTTGCAAGAACCTTCTTGTGACCAACATCAGCCTCGTGTTCGTTGGAATAATTCTTTTCCTCAAGAGCAACATCAAAGAGCATCTTGCCATCCTTATCAATCATAAACACCTTGGTCTCCCAGTTTTGCTGAGAACTAGAAGTTGAAACATAGTATTTGCCATCTTCTGTAATGTTACGTTGTGCCATCTTTCTTCTCCTTTTTGGGGTGTCTGTAAATTTTTATTTCTCTCTCAAACATTTTAGAAAATTTTGTTCCGCCTAACCACATTACATCGTACAATCTGGTTCCGTTTAGAAACGAAGGTTCACCAATTTTATTGATTATACCTACGGTTAAAGTATCGCTTATTTTATAAAGATAACGAGCTCTAGGAGTAATTATGTCGCCCAATTCATATAATGGATTAGACTTGTAATATCCTATGGCTCGCTTTACATACTTATTCTCACACATTCTTTCGTATTGTCTACGAGTTGGAATGTAATTTTTGTCCATGTAATAATTATTTACAATCTCCATAAAATACTGACTATTTTGGTAATAGTTAACCGCCATCTTTAGTAGTTCTTTTTTATCATCTCCGAAGTTTGCTCTCCAAGAGTTATAGTCATCATTATAACTTGATTCTATATTGTCCAGAAAAGAAACTTGCTTGATAGTTAAATATTGATACTTACTCCAGAAATCACTAAATGATTTTATTACATTTAAATGCTTGGGAGTTAATGGTTTCTGTAGAAGCTGCTGGAGTCGATCATTAATTTGTGGATCGTTAACGATGTTGTTTTCCATAGGGTACATTCTACATGGTAGTCTATATCAAGTCAAGCTACCAATAAAAAACCCTCCCCTTACGAGGAGGGCAATATAAATGGCCTGTTGTTACACCTAAGAGATGGACTTGTATCGGCCTTTTTATCGGCTCCACCTGTTAATTAAAACGAAGTGGTTAGTTCAGTCAGTCCATTTGTCCCATTCCCCAACCCGGGCCTCCTCTCAGCTAGCCACAGTTACCCTACTAAACGTACAACACCGTTGTTACAATAACCTCTTACTCTATCGGGGTTCGTAAGAAGTATTTTTCGGGGCTTTCGCATTCTGTCCAGTATTTGGATTGCTAGCATACGCCTCGGGATTTTGTCTCACTGATTAAAGATGGCTACCATTAAGCCAACTACCATTTATATTTTTAAACTACTCCAAGTGTATTCCACTTGTAAAGAACATCAGAATGCATTTGTTTTGCTTCATCTTGTGAATTGAATCTTATTTGCTCAACCAAACTTTCAAAGTCCCTGACACCTGTGACTGGGTCGTTACAAAATACGCATGTTTCCCATTCACCTGTCTCGGAAGCATTTGTGGTCATAACATAAAATTCTTTATCATATGTATAGTTTGTAAAACAAAAATATTGTTTATCAGTTAGTTCCATTGTCCCCTCTGGCTTCACAGATACTTGTGTCTTTAAACATTGCAACGTTTCGTACAGAACGTTTAAAGTAATCCTTACCGCCATCAACAGCAACATTACCACAAGGGCATCTAACGTAGTCATGGCGGTGTTTACTCTCCACTTCTGTATTGCATTCTAAACATATAGCGCTATTCCTAATTGTCATACCATGCTTCTTTCTGTTCTAGTATAACACGATATTCTAGATCATCTTCAAGAAATATTGCACCAGCAGTTCCGTTATTCATATATAGAGCTTCACGTTCAGCTGTACCATACTCTATAAATCTTAACGGACGGCCATCATATCCATTTACAAACCATTTAATATCATCTTTGTTAGTTTTACTTACAACTGCAATATTCCACATTTATATTAAATCCTTTAAGTTACAGGAGTTAGTTCTACAAAACTTTTACCTGTCCATTTAACAACTCGAAATGGTTTGTTCTCTGGAAATTGTCTATTGACTCGTTCCAAAACGTGATCAAGAGCAGATGGTGGCAGTTTGGCGCTTGAGGCGTCAACAAAATCACCATCTTTGTCAACAACAACATAACACGGATTAAGAATCATCGGTATCTCACTTTCTGTGTCGTAGACACGATAAAAATATTTAAGAACCATTATTTCTTCCACTCCACAAATACTATTCCTGTCCAGTGCATAACTTTATATGGTGACACATCACTTGGTGACCAAGAAAAATCCCTATATGCAATTATATTACCCCACTTGTCCACGATAAGATAGAATTGCCTGGGATTCATTATTATTCCTCTAAGGAAGATTTGATTTCACGTATGGCTTACAGTAACAATAATTTTCACCGTCTTCCAAGATTTGGCTAGGATAACACATTCTTTCACATTCTGTCAACTGGGCCTTTGCCTCAGCTCGCTCTTTCCAAGTCTGATAAAAGAATGGGATTGTCATAAATATAAGAATCCACGTTATAACGAGCATACCTAAGTAATTTACTTTAGGGTTCGTTTTCGTTTTATTTTGCGCTCTCATCAACATTCTCCTTACAATGACAATATATTCTAGAACTATCTTCGTCTACGTCTTTAGGATAGCATACCTTTAAACAATTAGATAGGTGATCAGTGCGCTCAACCTTCTTACATTGTATTCCGAGTAATACAATTAATGCAAATATTACTACAAATAGCATCACAACTACATCAGCAACAGTCGCTCTTCCTTTAACAGTTCGCATACTCCTTCTTATCCTTTAACACTTTTAATGCCCGCTCTGAATATTCTATCCTTTCTTTTAGGTGAAGCTTGGCATTACCGTTGACGCGGCGTGTCACTTCATCCAGGTTCCATACATCGCATAGAGATAATAAACCCCTATCTTTGAAGTATTGGCATGCAATCTTAGTAGAGACTTCTGGTGTTGCTGCCAATTCTGGACTATTAACTAGATCTAAACCTAGTTTTTTAGACATTGTTTCGTAGTTTGCTCTACCAGTTAACTGTAATATACCTCTGCCAATAAACTTAGGGCCATCACCAAGCGTTTTATTGCCTAGGTTGGCGCGGCCCTCATATAGCGTACCAATTGGCTCCTTAGGATCTTTAGGGTTCTTTTTGTTCCATTTAGATGGAAGTTCTACGTCGTATTTAAGTTCACCTGATTCAACAGCAACTTGTCCAAGGAAACCAGCAATACGGTTTGGTGTATTAATTTCATATATTGGAAATACTTTATTGAAAGCATCACAATAAAATTTAATTTTATCGTCTTTGCAATTTTTAAAAATCTTTTTTAGCTGTTCTTCAGAAATCAAGGACATAGCAGACCTCCTGCTATAATTAGTCCTCTAGAGATCTAAAACACTCCTGCATATCGCAATCTTTAGCAGGTAGTTTCATCATTGTTTCACCAATGTCATAAGTAGCAAGGTTTTTAGTAGATGTTCTACGTAGATTGTACACTCTTATAATGTAATGATCATCCTCAATACCATATATTATACCAGCCCCTTCAAGCCAGAAAGAGGTATTATAACCCCTAAAGAGATAATTTCCTGGTATAAATTCTACTAGATCGCCTGCCGACCACTTATATTTCATTCACTAATCTTCTTTAAGATACAGCTTTCTCCAATAGAGAAACTGTTCATGCAGTGATTCATGCTTGCAATCTCATAAATTGCTCGCTTTCCACCTTTGCGCTTTGCATCAGTTTGCCAGCGGTTGATTACAACACCATTATTATAGGTTGTTGCGCCTTCCACAAATGTAAAAGTAACGATATCACCCTTCTCATACTTAAACTTGATCATCGCCAACTCATTTCTTCTGAAAATGTTTCGCCATCACGGTATATAAATACAGATGGCTTAACAGAGAAATCGCCAATATGAGTCCTATTACCATCGATAATCTCACCTCTAACTAGACGAGGGGAGGTCTGCATCATTAGTTTCAAAACTAACTTTGCTGTTTCTACGTCACACATGAGATTAACCTTCTCATGCATAAAACCATCACCGCTTCTAGCTATTAGTAAATAGTTCTTAGCTTCCATTTATATCCCCATATCTTTCTCTACATTTAGCACAAAGTGTTACAAACCAAAAGATCTTCGGTGAACACATACTACCAGATTCGCCACACTCTTCGCAAGTCTTTAGAGACTGTTTCTCATACTTTCTTATAAGTTTCTCAATCTCCATTATTTCTTCATCTGGTAGATGATACTCAACATAATATCTTAAACCACCCATCTTATCGCGTACACATTCCACATTTATAGAGCCTTCTGAATATTCTAGCGACAGCTCATATAAATCGTGTGTTAGATCTTCTATTATAGGATACCAGCCAGGGTGGTGATCTATATGAATTTGTTTCTTGAATATTCTACGGTATCTATCATATAGCTTTTTAGCAAGAGCTATACTTTCTTCTGTGTCCTGCATACATCTGTCCTCCTAAGCAAACACCCTGCTAGTATAAGTAGCAGGGTGTCGCTTCATATTCCTTTTATACTACGGGTTAAGGATTACTGACCTAGTGCCGCCTCTAGGAAGTTATATAGGCTGCGGGCCTCCTGTAGAGTCATCGTAACTGGTGACCCATCGCCCCGTGGAGCAATGTTTAGATAGGATGAGCCAGCACGGCGGCTTACACGATCACGTTGATAGGTGAAGGTGTAGTTGGTGATGCTACGCTTGGCGCTGCGGCGTACGTTGCCGGTGGTTGAAGCAGTAGCCGTAGAACGGGTGTTACGAGTTGAGCGAGCCATTGTTTTCTCCTTGCCCCGCAGGGCGGTTGTTGTAGACTTACTATACTTCACTTCTTGTTTCTTGTCAAGTAACTTCTTCTACTTTCCTGCGCCAGCTATTGCTATTCCTGCTATGATACCATTAATGAACACGAACAGGAAAGTTACGAAGAGGCTTGTGCCTTGAGACATTTAGGATCTCCACATTCCATATCTTTCAATTTGGTAACCATCAATATCGCCACTATTGCGGATTAGTCTATTGCGGCCAGAGATAGCACTTTTTAGAGTCTTATGTACACTTTCTATATTAACAAGCCCTATTTCTGCATCTGGTCTTCGCAACACAATATAAACTTCATCTTCTGGTACCATTCCTCTTCTAAGCCATCTGTAATAAAGTTGTTTAAGTTTTTTAATCATTATACAAACTCCCATCCTTCTTCATCGATATTGATCGTGGTTATTCCACGTTCATCCCATCTTAATCTTCTCGCTTATAGAATCCACGCCAAGGTTTGAATGGCCTCAACCACTTGATGTCGATTATACCATAGTCGCCGTACATGTCAATGTCAGGATGCACAATCCAGTGTACCGCATAAAAAGCACTTGATGGACAATCAACTTGTTCGTATGCTACACCAAGCGTTTTTGGTATGCCGCAGTGTGAAACAAGATCACCAATTTCTATTGTATGGAGCTTCATGTGCTCTCAAAGTTCAAGATCTTCACTTGCTCATCAATGTAGCATAGGCTCTTGAACTTGTCAACATCATCTGACCACTCATACCCTTTCCACCACTCAAACCCTTTATAGTCTGCTTTATAAAGCGAGCATGACTCATAACCAGCAGAGAGATACATATACTCGCAACGCTGCGTTTTTGCAAACAGACTTTCAAAATATATACTAACATGTCCAAGTGATAACTTTGGTAATTCATAATCCCAAGCAAACTCTATTGAGAGATAATTCTTGCCGATTATCTTATAGAATGTAAAACCTATTATCTTGTTATTGTGTACATAATACACATGTCCGCTTGAGTTTGCAATCATATCATCAACTGTTAATGATAAATCGCGGAAACCTTTATGTTGGACATATTTATCATATATCTCCTGGAGACGCGCTTTTTTAACAGGTGTCATATTGACATCTGGATAATATTTTATGCTCTTTGAAAGCTTTAACACTTTCTCCGATGGTGAATACTTTTTTAAGTTTATTCTTGTTGAGCGGCTTTGAAACCACATAACATTATTAATGGGGAACCAACCTGTTTCCAATGCGTGTGAACGCTCATGTGGTTCAAATGTTGCACCAAATGGATAATAAAGCATTGTTTCATGCATCATCTTACCAAAACCCATTTCGTGATTGAAATATAATTTCATGCTGTAATAAATAGAAAACCACCGCACATTTCTATGCGGTGGCTGTATTTCTATCCTTATAAATTATTCGTCATCATCTTCTGGGATTTCTTCTTCGTGAAGATCTTCTTCGATAATATAATCTTCGTCATCTTCATAGCCAGGGCCACCGTCTAATTCTAGCTTATCAAGGTGGCGTTCCATCATGTATTCATATGTATCTTCTGCTTCAAAGATCATCTGTTCTACTTCTTCGATGTGTTCTTCACTCAGGAACTCTAGTGACTCCTCTAACAAATCTCTTGCTTCGTCGGTATCAATCGTTCCCTTTTTAAACTTTTTACAAATGGTACACATTCTGGGTTTATCCTTGGCGTATCAAGCCCGTTAAAATTATATTCTCCTTTCCCTACATATATAATTAGTTCTGAAAACTACTTATTTTTTAATATAACTCTCAATTTATTTAAGGATTCTTTAAGTTGATCACCCATCTCATCAGGTTCTGGTGTGAACCCTTGCTCTTTACTAGCTTCTTTATAGGCTGCTTTAAACTTCTTTAATAGCGCTTTATTATCTTTTAGATTACTGACAATTTCAAAATCTTTGAAGGTTAGCTTCTTTGTAGCATTTGTATAAATTTTAATAACTGATTGCAGAATGTCGTCTTCTTCGCTGCTAATTTGTGCAGGATATAGAATATCGCGCATTTTAACTATTGTGTCTGATGGTCTACCCTGTGGTCTTACATAAGTACCTTCACCAAAGATTGCTTCTACTACCTTTAAAGCTGTAGTTTTAACCTGTTCTTTGGCAGCAGCATCTTCTTCGCGTGCGGTATCTGTTATCGCTGGGCCAACATTTGCAAAATTAACAAGAACATCTGGTAACTCTTTATGTAGCTTATTTTGTAGAGCTACTTTTATTTCTCTATCATCTTCGAAAATGATTACTTCTGAGGCATCTCTGACAATGTTGATTATTGCATCTTTCTTGTATGATTCTGCTTTCTTGGCATGTTTTTTGCCTTCTTCGGGAGCGTTTAGTGGATAAATTTCATCAACTTCTAAACCAATATCTCTTACAAGTTGGCTTAGTTTGTTTAATAACTCACCGTTAGTTTCAATTAAGGTAACACCTGAATCTACAAAATTAAGATTAGGATCATTTTTGGCCTTATAATCAGCGAAGTTTGGAACGGATCTAGCTGTTAACATAACAACCTTGTGACCTTGCTTCTTTAAATCATTAACTTGCTTGATAACATCAGTAAATATTTCATCATTACCATTAAAAATACCATTGCTTGATTTAGCGTTTGGAGTTAATGATTCAACAGACGATAAGGCGAAGTATTTAATTGGACCAGCAACTGTTCCCTCTGGGATATTTGCTAGGTTTAATCCCTTCTCGAAAACAGTTCCGTCTAAATCAACAACTGCTATTTTCTTACCTTCACCTTCTTGAAGAAAGTTTTTCCATTCAACAAGAACTTTACGAGTTTCTTTTCTTGTTAACATTATAGTTCCTCTTCTTCTTCGCCTTCTTCGGGTTCGAATTCAAATTCATATTCCTCATCACCCTCTTCTTCGTGACCACCATCAAAATCAGCATGGTCCATCTCACCTTCTGAGCCTTCGTGTGAGCGGTGTTTCTCATATTCCATATAGTGTCCAACTGAATCCATCATAAATGCTGCTACCGCAATTTTCTCTTCTACCCATGGTTCTAGATTTTCATCGTCGCCTATGAGATCATGTAGAGTTCTGGCGTATTCGCAGATTTTCCATAGATTTTGCTTTGCCATACGGCCCTCATAGCCATCTGGATCGCGTGGTTCTTCGCCACCTTTCATCTCTTCTGGGCTTATAACACCAACAGCTAGTTCTTCCTGGATTAGTTGTTCTAGTCTTTCTTTTGTAATCTTCATGTTATTATCCTTCTATAAAACTTATATAGTGTATCACAGAACTATTCGTCTGTAAACATTCCGCCGCTAGCCCCAACTGGAATATCCGCGAATTGTTTCTTACCACTTCTCTTTTGTTTGTTCCAATGTTTCTTTAAACGACCAGTTCTGCCGCCTGTTTTTTCTTTAGTGAAAATAGAATCAGTCCATTCTTCAAGACCCTCTTCTTCAAGGCCAGCCTTTTCAGCTACAGAATAATAATCAGGTCGTTCTTTTAGGTGATCAATGGCTGTTCTGCGAGCTTCTTCATATGACATTCCGTGTTCGGTACTCTCTTTTTCAATACCCATTTCTAATTCACGTTTGTCTAATAATATTAATCTCATGACTATAAATAGCTTTATAATATATATAAAGCAATAAAAAAGCGAGCAGATTTTAGTCTGCTCGCCCATTACTTAATTATTATTAAATAACAGATACATTAATAACTTTCTTTGCTGGTTTGGTGCGTGGAATACGTACAGAAAGTAAACCATTTTCAAGTTTAGCAGAAATATTCTCGGCATCAGAATCCTTTGTTAGGATCCACTTCTGACTAAAGTTTCTAGTATATCGTGTTGTGTTATCAGTTTTAGCTATAACTGCTAAAACATTATCACTTACATCAACAGATACATTTTCTTTAGTCATCCCAACAAGTGGTACTTCGATAAGGATCTCATCCTCCCGGGTATGTTGGTGATATGCACCATAACTTGGGCTATCTGCCCAAGTGGTTGAAGCCGTGCTGCTAAATAGATTGTCGAACTCACGAACTAGTATTGACATACGTTTTTCTCCTTTTGAAAAAGCGCCAGTGGCGCGGTATGTCTATAGTGTAATCACTACTTTAAACTTGTCAATGGGTCTGTATAGAAATTTTATGTTCTATTTCAATTCTTGCTTCTAGCTCCTCTACTGAAACAAGTAGGACATTCATCCTTGCTAGTTCTTCTGTTTTCATCAAAACATCTTTTATATTATATTTTGCAGCTAACTTAACTTCATCGTCGGAAGCGTTGTTTATTTTATCTTCCAAAAAGTCTCTTAAATCGGATACATCTACAAAAAACCTCATTAGATCTTTTATAGGAGTACCTTCCCAAAAGTCTGGTAATGTAGCTAATACTTGTTCATGAATTAAATCAGCAAGTATTTGATATTTGTGTTCTATTTCTTCCATCAGCTGAAGGAATTTTTCAAACTTAACAACAAAATAATCTTTTAGTTCATCATCATCTTGATTATCTTCTGCCATAGATTAGCCCTTGAGCAGCTTCTTAGAGGTGGACATTTTTTGTTCCACCATCTCTGGCGAACCAGCTACAACAACATTTAGACTAAACTGCCCTGAATTTAAATAGATACGAGTAAAGCCAATATTCTTAGAAAGACCTTCTGGTAGTCTATTTTCATTTAATGCAGACTGAACACCTGGATCTTCCCTAAAGGCTACAACGTGTTGTGGGTTGATAGTAATCTCTCTCATACTATATTGATTAGTACCTTGTTTCTGATAAACTTCTGTAAATCTAACCATGTTATCTCCCTGGGTATACTTCACACTTAAAGGCTAGCCAATTCTCGCCATTTACCATAATATCGTAATAACCTTCTATTTCTTCTGTAATTATTCCGTATATTGGTTTATCTGGTACAAAAAACGATGTTCCCCTAAAAAGATGAGTGTTCTGAGGAATCTTTACTATATCACCCTTGTGAAGAGTCGTTGTCCACATCGACTGCATTATTTACCCCTTCTTCTTTTGGATACAAAGATTCTGTTACTGCTTTGTTGTAACCAAGAAGGATATTATAGCAATCTCCAAGCTGCGTATCAACTGTAAGTAGTAACTTTCTTATAGAATCTATATTTTTAATAGAAGATATTAAGTTACTCTGGTTTATTGATACTTGGTTTAACATTTCACCTGCATCTTCTAATTTATTAACATTTTCTTTAAGAATCCCATAAATCTTATTTGGTAATTCTTCAATTGGTATTGTAAAACTAATTTTAACGTTCATATATCCTCCAATAAAAAACCGAGAAGCAGCATAAGCCACTTCCCGGTAATTGTAACACACTCTTACTGAGTTATCAAGGTAAAGATTGTTTTTAACCAACCAGAAACAGCAGCACCACCTATAAGCCACATAAGCTTTGTTTGATTAGCTTGTGAATTCTTCAGAAGTGCTAGGTCTTCCAATAAATTTCTAGGAACAGATTGCTCTAAAACAATTAGTCTTCTTTCTTGAGAGGAGATAGCACTATCTATACGTGAAATGGAACTCTCAAGCTTAGAGATGGTATCGCCTAACTGCTCTAATTTGCTGGTTATTCTCTCAGTTCCAATCTTAATTTCGATCATCACTTCTTCTATATCTCTAAAGCTATTTTGTTGGTCCATTTCGCTACCCCCCTTTCATGAAAAATACCGCCTCTAATAAATAGTTATCAGACTTCAATAATGGCGTAATTTGTTGTCAATAAAGTTGAGGCTGCTGACACAGCATTTTGAAGAGCGCAGCGTGTTACTTTTGCAGGATCGAGCACTCCAACCGTTTGGAAATTTACATATATTCCATCTTTAAAATCATAACCAATCCAAGTATCGCGACCAGTTAAATTATTGATGATGACATCCGCTTTTTCATTACAGTTTTCGGCTATCTTACGGATAGGAGCTTCACATGCGTCTTTGATGATTTGTATACCAAATTCTTCATCTTGATTGTCACCTGTAACATTTAATCCTGCTATTGCACGCAGCAGAGCTACGCCACCACCAGGTAATATTCCCTCCTCTTGAGCGCTCTTAACTGCGGATAACGCATCTTCGATACGGTGTTTACGCTCAATCATATCTACTTCTGTAACTCCCCCAACAGATATAATAGCCACGCCTGCTGCGAGTCTTGTGATACGATCCTGGATGCGGCTACATTCAGATAGGTCATCGGTTTGAGTAATTTCATTTTTAAGTGATTCAATGCGCTTTTCAATTTCTTCATGATCACCCTTTCCGCCAACAAATGTTGACCAATTCTTTAATGATTCTACGCTCTTAACTGAGCCTAGATCTACCAATTTGACATCTCTTAGCAACATGCCGTGTTCTTTGGAAATAAACTTAGCTCCAACTGATATTGAGAGATCTTTTAATAGATTCTTGCGTTCTTGACCATATCGTGGGGCTTTAATAGCCATAACACGCATTGTACCACGTACTGCGTTCATGATAAGAGCTGCAAGAGCCTGTCCTTCAACAGATTCGGCAACAATAACAAGTGGGCGCTTATCACGTGCTGCAATCTCTAGAACAGGGATCATATCATCAATATGTTCCATATCTTGGTCTGTTACGAGAACAAGAGCGTTTTCATATCTTACAGAACCCTTGCGTTCATCGGTAATAAATTGCGGAGAGGCGTAACCAGCGTCAAACTGAAATCCTTCTACGATATCTAATTTTGTTTCTAGAGCGCGGCCTTCTTCGATAGAAATGGCTCCATCGACACCTGCTTTATCAACAGCTGTCGCAATTAGTTTACCAATTTTTTTATCACCGTTTGCTGATATTGTCGCTATATGTTCAATATCTTCTACACTTGAGATTGGCTTTGCAAGATCCTTTAAATTAGCAACAATGCCTTCAACAGCCTTCTCCATACCGCGACGAATATCTGTCGGGGAAGAACCAGCAGTTATGTACTTCTGCGATTTAGTTAATACAGCAGCTGCAAGAATTGTTGATGTTGTCGTACCATCACCACAATCCTCTACTGTCCTCTGCGATACTTGCTTTAAAACTTGAGCGCCAGCGTTCTCAAACGGATCTTCAAATTCAATATGAGAAGCGACTGAAATTCCATCTTTTGTTATGAATGGCGTCTTACCTTTTTGTTGAATTATAACATTACGGCCTTTTGGCCCCAATGTTGTTCCAACAGCTTCGGCTAACTTTTTAACACCTGATACAATTTTTTGATTTAAATCTGATTCTTTGTTGTAAACCTTCACGGTTCCTCCTATTTGATCAACTTATTGAATATATCCATTGCCCATTGTTTTGTCAAGTGTTTATTGTTTTTATTTTCTTGTACGGGCTGTTTATTAGCTAATCCCTGTAAGAAATCTGTAGAATCTTTCTTTAAATCATCAACAACACTAGTTAATAATTTAGCACCCTCAAGTTCTCCATAGGCGAAATATTGTAAATATCTTTGTTCTAAGTCGTGTTTATCTTTAAACAATTTCATAAATATATCATTTTTTAATTCATTTTCTAGTTGTGTTCCTTCTTTCAATAAAAATTTTGTATCAACGTACACAGTATCATACGCATCATCAAGTTCAGCCTCGGAAGTATTAGCTAAAGTTTTAGCTAAACTGATAGACATTTCGAATCTTGAGCCGGTATCTTTTTTAGATTCCTCTAATTGCTTACTATTTTCTGATTGACTTAATATTTTGAATGTTTCAGAGTTTGTCTTAACGTACTTAAAGAATAGATCAATATACGATGAAGTTTTGTTTTGAAGTCCTGTCTGCGGCTGACTAGGGATTTCTGGTTGAGCTAAAGCAGGTTGTTCTGGGTTGGCGCTGGATGATGCTTCTTTTTGTGCTTTTTGTGCATAATAAGCAAACTCATCAAGAAATTTAAAGAAACTAACAACCTTTTCATTTTCTACAAATGTTTTCCAAGCGTTTACATATTTACTACTATTATTTTTTAAGTGATCATCAATTATTTTATATTCTTCAGGTGATAATACTTCTCTATTATTTACTCTTACAGCTAGATTTCTAATATTTTTATCTGGCTCAATAGTTTCCGCGAACGACCACACATTGTGATTATCAGAGAGATTATAATAGCCTTGCATTATTTTAGAATAAAGAACGTCATTTATAAACGATTGTTGTGGTTTATCATTTGGATTCATTAATTTTTTTAATTCATTGAATCCTGGAAATAATGCCTTAGTTTCTTTAGTGCCGCTTAATGCTTCGTAAAGACTTTTATCACCTATTTTAATATTTAAAGAAACACTATAAACATTTTCAACTAAATCTTCAAAATATTTTGTGAAAAAGTGTGAAATCAAATCACCTGCTTGCTTATTCCAACCAAGCTTATCAGTAGCATAATTTTCTGCTGCGGCAGTTAATTGTTTTATTTTTATTGATGTTACTGGTCTTCCTTCTAATATTAGATTCTCGGATAGTGTTTTTTTAAAGTTAGGATTAGTTTTTAAGTTATCTGGTAAAGCGTCTATAAAACGGCCAAGAATACTCTCTGCTTGCGCTTTTATTTCATCTGCGGTTGGGTTTGGTTTTCTGCAAACAAACTTGAAAAAGTTATTTTTATTTATTTTAAATGAAAATGTTTCAAAATACATAGGAAAACTATTTGTATCTTTTACGCACACTAAATATATGATTCCCGAATCAGCGCCACCAGCTTCTTCGGCAGATAATATACCTCTTGCTAAATTGAACTTGGAACCAGTTATATCAGTTCCTGATGAGATAACTTTCAAACTTAGGAAGTTATTACCAACTCTCACATCTTCTATGGTTATATCGTCTCTGTTTGTGGAGTAACCTCCAACTGCTCTAGCTATAAAAGATTCAAACCATGTTCCTGTAACACCTGGTTTACTTTCAACAAACATTGTGTACAGTAATCTCATGATTTGTGCATGAGAAAATTTTTCTTGCTGTGACGAAAATTCTCTAGCGCTTTTACTTATTGTTAAACCTGCTGATGTTTTGGTAACTTTCATCAATTCATTTAAATTTTTAAATAAACTTTTGATTTTCTGTATTGGGTCTTCGCCGGCTTCTACTAAATTCTGTAAAACCGCATCAATATCATTAGCATCAGGATTTCCAGCAAGACTCCAAGCACCGGGGTTCATGTCAACTAGTTTTATGTCTCTTATTGGATCAAACTCCCTGTAAACAAATTTTTTCTTATTTGTTTTGGAATTCTCTTGTTCTGCTATAATTCCAAGATCTTTCTTGGATTCTAAGATACTCTGCTTAACAATAGAGCCTAGGTCTATATCTTTCTTCTTTATCATTTAAATGTTCTTCCTTAAACTACAATGTCAGCAATTCCTAATTTAACTGCTTCTTCAGCCGATAAATAGATATCAACATGGCGATTAAAGAAATTATTAATCTGTTTAATGGACATTTTTGTTTCTGATTTAAGAGCTTGAATATAACGTTCTTGAGTTGCGCGTACTTCTTTCATCTCGTTCTCAAGATTAAAGATTGGGCCGCTGTTACCACCAATAACTGAGTGCATCATAACACGGCAATGCTTACCAATTTTACGCTCACCTTTTGTTCCAGCAGCTAGAAGCAACACACCTGCACTCATAACCTTACCAACACCAAAAGTGTGGATTTCGCAGCCATCTGAGCGTACATCACGCATCACATCGTACATCGCAAACATATCACTAGCACTTCCACCGTGAGTCGAGATGATAAAATCGATTGGATCATAGGAGATCTTTGGCTTGCTTCGCTTAGTAGCAGGAGGGATTTCGATTCTACCCATTTCTTTGAGTGCATATAGAGACTGAATAATGTCCGCGCTTTTCTCTTCGTCAACATCGCCAATTAAACCAATTTTACGAAACTTAACCTCTGGAGCAGCTGGTGGCTGCATAATAATTAGGTTTCCGGATTCATCCTCTTCAACAGCAATTTCTTGTTCACCTGAGATCTTGCTCTTCTTTGTGATTCTAGCCATTTTTTGTCTTCTTTCCGTGTAGAATGATTTTTTCCCGGTCGCCCCACACACGCTTCTCGGTTATCTGGATAGGGAATGATTCGGCCCATTGCGTCCAGTCTTCCAGATTCTTAAATTCTTTACTAAACGTATATAGTTGGTTACCAGTTGTTTTATGCCAACCATATGGACCAGATTTCCAATCTTTCATAGCTTCATGCAATGCTTTCTTGAACTTCCAAGGTACTTCATCAAATTGAATCCTGTAGGTAACACAATCATTAGATTCATAAAGCTTCCAAGCAGTTGGCCTCATTTTATACCCCGCTAGGTTTTCTAACACCCTCAACATCCTCAACCATTAGTGTATCATCTTTCCAGTAGATGTCAACTTCATCCTTTAAATATTTATTAATAATTTCACCATATTCAACTAATTTTACCTTGTCTATGGAAGTATAATGTTTATCTTTAAATAAATAATTTATAACTGTATTTATAATAAATAGTTTTTCTGCATACACCACATTTTCTTCTTTGGTGGCATATTTATCGAAAAGATTTCTAATGATTTTTTTAGGATCTTTTACGGTCATTACTTTTGTGTTTCTGATAGGGTCTTTAAAACATTCTCAAGAATATATTCTTTAAGATTCTTGTCGTGTTGATTAAATACTTCCTTTGCCGTTTTACCTTCTGTTAGGATTTTCTTATTACCCATTTCCTTCTTTGCTTCTACGATCATTTTTCTAATTGTTTCCAGCATTGCCTCATCTTTGATGTTCATTTCTTTTCTCCTCTATCAGAGTTTCTATTGCTTCTTGTAGATTATTATAAGTAGTTTTGTATGGTAGTGAAGTCTTGATACGTTCTATACACTTACTAATTATATCATTGTAGCGTTTATTTACTTCATTTTGTATAGCTAAAAATTCATCTCCCCTGCCTGTATCAAAATAACAAGCCTCAATTATCTTCATAACAGTTAATTTTTGTAAATGAACATCAGCCAGTATTCTAAACGCTGAGTACTCAGCTTGTTTAAATATATAATAATTTGGAACTATACCCAACAGGAATTGCAACACTCTCATCGTTACAACACCAAGTACAAAAAACATAAAAGCATCTACCATTTTTTCACCTCCGATACATCTTAACACTTACAAAATATCTTGTAAAGAACAAACAAAAAGAGCGACCGGTCACCCAGCCGCTCTTTTTAATATTTACCGCTTAATACTATTTCTTTCCACCCTTGAATGGAGTGCCACCTTTGGTTGGGTTACCTTTGGCTTTTGGTGGCTTGGAGTGTTTTGGCTTGGCTAGCCAGTTACCAGCGCCGCCTTTTTTAGCTTCGGCTAGTTTAGCATCTTTTTGTTTGCGAGCTTCAGCAACTAGACGAGCTGATACGCGTTGTACAAGTTTCTCGATAAGAGTGTCGTCAACTAGTTCAATGCTTTCTTCTAGTTCTTCTTCCTCTTCTTCTTTTTTACCTTCTTTTTCTTCTTCTTCTTTGGCTTCGGCCATTGGAGCAGCCATTTCATCTTCCATACCAGCAGCTTCTTCGCCACCTTCTTCTGATCCAGAGTCTAGTTCTACTTCTTTATCTTCCATACCCGCAGCAGCTAGTAGACCATTTAATGCATCAACAACGCTTGCAACAGCAGACTCTAGATCACCCCCTTCCGCTGGGGCGCCCATATCGTCGCCTGCCATGTCGCCCATATCAGCTGCATCAGCTTCTGGAGCGGCTTCTTCTTCGTCGGCTTCTTTCATCCAACCTTCTTTTTTCATTTCCTCTTCAGCTTCTTCGCGTACTGGACCACGTACACCTTGGCTAGCCATTGGGAACGCAGCACGGCCACCAGCTGGTTCTTGACCGGATAGTTTAACTTTCATGGTACCTTCAGTTAGTACGCCTTTCTCAGTTGGAGCAATATTCGCTAGTTTCATGAATCTGCGAATAGTTGCCTCTTCTAGTAATTTCTTATCAGCCATTATTTATCTCCTAGGGATTTATAATATCCAAAAATTGGCAAAATACATAATAAATAGTATCTACTACCTCAAAAGTAAAAAATTATTCATGAAGTATTGGCAAAATTCTTTTTTTCATCTTATTCATTGCCGCATCTTCAATTTGTTTAACGCGTACAAGAGTTAAACCAATTCTTTTACTGACTTCCTCAAGTGTCATAGGTCCATGATCTTCAGCCGCTATAACACTACAATTTAAATCTTCTTTGTAATCCATCCAATGCCGGCACGCTTCTCTGCTGCATGGGCATTTATCTTTTCGACATTGATCCGTACATCCTAAATAGTCCATTAATCACCAAATTCATCCGCTAGGATGTCAAATATTTCATCAACCTCTTTTTGATCAAGGTTAAACTTTTTATTTATCAACTCAAGCTTTCGTTGTTGCATCTTTCTTTTAGCCATCGAACGATTGCTAATTTTCATATTTGGATTATTTTCAACCCACTTACGTATATCAGGGTTATCCTCTGAATAAGCCTTTAAAAACTCTCTAAAGAGAATGCCCTGCTTTATACCATCTTCCATAAGTTTAACAACCAACTTCGCATGGAGATGGTCATGGTCATGGAATACATATTTCTTTTTTGATGTACCGTATTCATCCATTGTTTTTATTGTGGCATTCTGGGCAGGTTAATTTAACTATTTTTTGACTGTTATAGACTTCAACAAACCATGTCATTGCCATTTCTCGATTAGTTTTATCATATGGATTCTGGCAGACTGAGCATTCGCTCGGCATATTCAACATCAAATCTATTGTCGATGTTGCTTTTTCGCCTGCTAGCTTTTTCAGCTGTCGGCGTTGTTTTCGATTCATTTTGTGCCGCCTTAGATTCTAAGTATTGCTTGTAGATTCTACAATCTTTTGGTAAAAACGTAACAAGACAGTTGGTAGAAGAACTGTATACTGCTATATACTCTTCATCTTTGTATTTTACTAGATGAATAGATTTTGTACTTGTGGTCCTGCCAATAAAAATAGAGTTATTATCACGAATTTTAGCTGCTATAACCCTACGATCTTCACGATTAAGTAATACATTGTAACGCTGCTCTGCTCGCTTTTTAGCGTGCCTATTCCTTCTATTTTTGACAGCACCCATTAGCCACCTGTTGATCCGAACCCATGAGAACCGCGCTTGTCGCCACTTACATCAAAGTCTTCAACTTCTACAAGCCGTGTGTCGTATACACGCTGCACTGTAAACTGGGCGATCTTATCGTGATGTTGGATTGTTACTTCTTTATCTGTACCATTGTGTATTACAATGCCCCAAGGACCGGTATAATAAGAATCAACGAGTCCAAGAATAGCAAATTTACCCTTGCTATTCATTCCACTGCGGCCACGAATATCGCAAGACCAACCCTGTTCCGGCATAATAGCCAGACCAGTTGGCACAATTTTTGTTTCCCCTGGTTGAATTGAAATGTAGCCAGTATTCGAAGGACTATTGAAACAGTCCGCAAACAAATCCCAAGCTGCATCTTCACCATGCGCCTTTTGCGGACCCTTTGCACTTGCTGATAGTTTCTTCCATTGCAGTATTACATCTGACATTTATCCATCCTTCCGGCTTAATAGCCATGATGAGCTTTGAATTTTATTTCCTAGACCGTCAACAATAGCAATTCCTAGTTCCCTACAGATCTTTGATTCTGGGATTTCGTACGTGAATCTATCGCCACCTTTGGCAAATACATGAGGACGGATGATCTCTAGAGATTTACAGACAGATGGATCTGTGTCAACAGCTAGAATAGCCATATCAACACATCTTAGTGAACGAATAATCGTTAACCGTTCCTGTTCACTCATAAAATCTTTAGAACCCTTCAGCTTAACTTGAAAATCATTATTAACAATAACAATAAGCTTATCTCCTAAGCCTTTAGCTTTTTCAAGATATTCTACGTGTCCGACATGTAATGGATTAAAATATCCACTTGCAGCTACTATTCGCATGAATTCCTCCCGAAATCATGTTCTACAAAGATAGTATAATAGAAATACTCACCCTTTGTCAACTTAGAATTCTTATTATATTGAGATTCTAGTTTCTCTACGATATCCCCGTTAGAATAACAAGGATGTTTAGACAGTTTTGTTATGTCTATATTTTTTAGATGTGAGAAGTCATGTTGTGGATATGGTTCGCCTTTGTTATGATAGGCGACATTTAATTGTAATTTTGTGGACATTAGTTGATCTTCTCTGCTTTTCTGAGCATTTCAAGACCAATACGTCGCAATAAATTACCGGAATCCACTAGAGCCTTACGTGTTCCAACAATATGCTCTTCTGGCACATCGGATACATATAGCGTCATTTCAACGCCACCACTTTCAATCCTTACAGCTGTTGTAGATTCAATTTTTGATGTTTCTGGATTAACTGAGAGGTCAGAATGATTAAAGCGCCACTTCATGATTTGCTCCTGTTGCCTATCCATTAGGCTAAAGAAACTATATCACACGAAGTGGCGCTTGTCTAGCGAACTATCTTCTATTAGCGGCTTGATCTGCTGCCCAGTCTGACCATTCGCCCTTTTTCTCTTTTTCCATTGCTGTAGCTAAGGCATTTTGCTCATCTCTGCTGAGTTTGCTCATTTCTACTTCAAAAGGTACTTCTTGTACAACTGCTTCTACAAATTGTTTAGCATCTTCACCATTTATTTTTTTTATAACTATTCTATCGCGTGAAGTCTCTGATTCAGAGACTGTAACTCTAACCATATTGCCTTGGAATAGAACTCCCATGTCAATTTCCATTTCAAAACCGTCTTGTTGCTCTTGCATGTTTTGTAATTCTTCCATGATAATTGCTTTTAGATCTTTTTTTGTCATCTTCATATTATTTATTCCTTGTTGTATTTATCTAAGTGCCAACTTAAATCAACATTATCTTGAATTTTAGCCATTACAAATATATCAGCGATACGAACTAAACCTTCTTTATCTACAAGGTCAGCTATTTTCATTCGCTCACCCTCAGAACCATAAACAGAGAAATACTCTTGAGCTATTTGTAGTGGTACTTTTTCTTGAAGCGGTACAGCTAAATCATGCATCATGCGATCTAGACGAGTTGCCTCAGATTTTAAATGTTGTTTGTCGAAACGATGAGATTTTAGATCATCTTCTTCTTGTTCATTATCGATTTCTTTAATTTTTTCTTTTATTTTTAGTTTCATGTTTATAAATAGTTATACTCTATTATATTCGTCCTGATATCTTACGATATCATCTTCCCCAAAATATTCACCAAGTTGAACTTCTATGAATTCCAAGGGAACATCAGATTTGTTTATCATTCTATGCTTAGAACCTCTTGGAATCCTACAGATCATACCAGCTGTAACTATTTGTGGTATGCCATCTAATATAAAAGTACCCTCTCCGCTTATAATTGTCCAAACTTCCATCCTTTTGCTGTGCGATTGATAGCTTAATGCACCAGATGGATTGACTACTATTCTTTTAAGCTTGTGGGTTTCTCTATCCTCCAGAACAACGAAATAACCCCATGGTCTAGTTTCTAACATTAACTATCCTATATATAATCGCTTATTTGTATTGGAAACTTTTTTGAAGGATCGCTGAGGTGATAAACTGAAAAATTATCGCCATCTCTAAACAAATAATATCCCTTAATAGTTGGTCTTCCCTCACTATCTAAAATGTTTAAACCTGTTTGTTTAACATCCTGGCTGTTATTCATATGTTTTAAACTATTCGTAATTGCAGTTCTAAAACTACTACTATCTAACATTTGTGGAGTTATATTTTCATTTAATCTATTTTTGATGACAAGTTTCATATTTATTCCTCGTAATACTTTAAATAGTAACCAATCTATCCTAATAGCCGTATTTGTTCTTTAAAATTACGTATTGAATAACCATATGAATCTTTATTGATTTTACATAGATAAGGTCTATTCATGTGTATAACATCAGTTTCTCTAATACCCCAACATTTAACTTCGCTTATCGTATTTGTACTGTCTGTTACAGATAGAATCCAATATGGTTTACCATTCTTGGTAGACTTTATGTCTTTTTTGCGAGGTATAAACCATACAAGGCCACATTCTTTACACTCTTCAACTCCACCAAGTGGAGCAATGCTTTTCTTCGCTAATTTATCCCTTATTTCCTCCGTAAGAACAAGGTTGATTGGATAAACACCTGTGAGTGCTGTCATATGTTCTATCTTTTCCTCATCTGTAAAATCACCTTCTGGTTTATATAGTTCAATGTTTTCTTTTAGTTTCTTGAGTGACTTTGGACGATCAACAGCTACAACGCTCCAGAAGTGCTTCATACCAGTAAAACGGTCATCCATCAAGTTATTCAGCGCACCACTACGGCACAAAGCATCAAGGCCACGTTTGTTTAGTTTATTATACGCAACCTTTTCATTGAATAGCAACTCTTCAACAGTATTAAAAGGTCGATTGTTCATAATTTCAGCGATTGCAGTATCGCCAAGACCCTTGATTGAAGATAATGGTTGAACAAGTGTTGTGTCATTATCTGCGTCAACTTCCCATACAGTTCCTGATTTATTAATATCAAGGCTGCGGATCTTATAACTATAACTCTTAACAAGAGAAATAGCTTGTTCTTTACGATCCTCCGGTTCTTTATCAAGGAAAGAACACATCCATTCACTTGGGAAATAGCTTAATAACCAAGCGCATTGGAACGAAAGGATTGAATAACAAATAGCGTGCGAAAGATTAAAACCGTAACCTGAGAAGAATTCCATTGTCTTCCATAATTCAATAGCATCTTCTTCATGGATACCCTTGTCTAAGCATCCGCCAATAAATTTGCTATATAGCTTATTCTTAACTTCTGCTTCCTTGCCGGTTCCCTTCTTTGTTAGAACCTTACGCAATTCATTACCTTCGTCTAGTGAAATATCACGTCCTAGCTTGTGCGCCAGTAATGATAATTGCTCTTGGAAGATAATAAATCCAAAAGTATCACGTGTAACTTCTTCCACAAAAGGATGAATGTATTTTATGTTTTGTGGATTGCTTTTAGCCTCAATATATTTTTTATCTACGTTGGCAGATAATGGACCGGGGCGATAAATAGAAGTAATGGCGGCGATATCTACGATGTTTTTTGGTTTTGCATCGATACAGAACTTTTGCGCTCCTTCTTGAGTAAATTGGAATGTTCCAATAAACTTTCCTTTTTGAAAAATATTCTCATACACGAACTGGTCATTTAAATCGATAACGTTCGGATGAAGATTCTCGTTATAGAACTTTTTAACATCATCGAATGTTGGATTATTAATACCAAGTTTTCTCTTTAAAACATGTTTGATTGCTGTTTCAATCATGCGTAGAGAAGCAAGTCCAAGAATATCAAATTTAATAAATCCTAATGGTTCAAGATGGCGTACTGTTTGTCCCTCCGTCCAAGGAGTTTGTGTTACTCCACCGCTATTAATTAGTGGCATGTGCTTATCTAAGTTATCAGCAAATAGAACGCCACCAGCATGTCTTGAAATGCTACGAATTTGACCTTGTAGAGTCTCTACGTGTGTAGCTACATCTGGGTATTCCTGTAGGTATGCATTAAGAGTTGGTGAATATTTCTTTAGCTCCTCCCATGTTGGATTATATACACCGGCTGTAATTCCATGATCTTTTTTTGCAGTAGGAATAGCCTCGTTTAACATCTTACTTGTTACTTCATTTACCTTTTGAAATTCCACACCATAAAGTTTAGAAATATCTTTAACCAAGGAGCGAATCTGTAGGGTGTTATAGTTGCTAATTGGAACAACGGTATTTTCACCGAATTCCTTTATCATCATATCCTTGATTTCCATTGGATCAGCACAGTCGTAGTCGATATCTGGATACCCTGAATTATCAGCCTTTCGAATAAACCGTGAGAACTGTAGTTTATACTTAATTGGATCAACTTGTGTAATACCAAGTAGATATGAAAGAAGCGAGCCCGCACCACTTCCACGACCGCTTCCAACCAATTGTATTTCAGATGCTTTGTCTGAAATTGTTTTCATAGTAAGGAAATACTTTGAGAAGCCACGATCCTTAATTGTATGTAATTCTTCTTTAAGGCGATCAACATATTCGCTGTTCTTATATAGACCAGTGCTTTTTAGGTTCTCAACAGCAAGTTTGGCAAGTGTAGCGTCAGCAGTTTGACCAGCCGGAACTACAAAATCAGGAAGCTTGATATTTGTATCTGGCGTATACTTTTCAATACGATTCTTTAGAATATCAGAGGTGCGCGCAATGCTCTCTTCTACCAATTTATCATCGTAAGAAAATCCAAGAGCATTTGAAAATTGCTTATATGATGCAAACAGCTCGTCACCATTCTTTGGATAAAGCTGGTATTCCATATCATCAAGTTTTGTAGGTAGGGTATCAAGGTTGACTTCACTTTTACTCATCCAGCCGAGCATCTTATAAATTTCACGATCTTTCCACAAATCTGGTGAAGGGAAGTGTGCATCGCAAGTGCTAACTAGTTGGAATCCGTGAACTTTACTTAATTGAATGATAAATTGATTAATAATATGTTGCTCACGATAATTAGCCCACTGTAACTCTCCGTAGAAGCGGTCACCAAAGATATCCATCATGCTTTGAACAGTTTTTTCCATAGCTGCGAGGACAGCTGCATCCCCGTTATCACGATTACGCCAATAGTCATTCCCGAAGACGCCGCCAATGCAAGCAGAAGATGCGATGATACCTTCATTATACTTGCTAAGTGCAGCATAATCAATACGTGGGAAGCGATAAAAGTTGTCTCCACGATAACTAGTAGAAACCAGCTTAAAAAGATTATTAAGTCCCACCTGATTTTGTGCTGTAAGTACGAGATGGCTTCTTTCATTGAGAACATTACGGATACCTTTCTTTGTTTCAGCCTCATTTTCTACAACAAGACCAACATCATCATCTACCTGCTTTGCAAGTTTAGCGTCTTCTTTAATCTTATCCTTATCAAGCTTCCACTGGCTAATATCTGGATGAACATATGCTTCGATACCGTAGACAATACGGAAATCTTTTCCTTCATCCTTCATCTTCTTGGATTTTTGAAAAGCATAAGAGAACGAATTCATATTCCCGTGTTCAGTAAACGCCATACCTTCAAGACCATTCTGAAAAGCAAAATCTGCATGCTCATCTGGATATCCCATTCCATCAAAAATGCTAAAAGTACTGTGACCGTGGCTATTATAAAACGGAATCGATGGCTTCTTACGATCAGACATTATATCTCCAATATTGAAAAGGCCCAGTAGAATTTAAAGATTCTACCAGACCTCCAAATCACTGTCAAGTTGTGTATCGTCAGTTATCTACTTTTATGAAAACATCTTTTGAACCATTCTAACGGCTTACGATAAATAGTATCATCATTTAGTCTTGTATACGACACTGCTTTTGGAAGTGATGTTCCCCATAGTTCATAATCTTTAATTATTATCTTATCGTTACCCATACCGCAACCCGCATTGCACCAGACTTCTCCCGGCCTTGGATCATCGTATTTAATTGGTTTCCCTGATTTGGGATATTTACCTTTGGGATCATGGAATACAATATCATCTGGATGTGTTGGTGGAGGAATAGGCTCAACAACGTAAAACGGATTGCTTGTTATATGACTTACTTCTGCTTCTGTTAGCTTACGGGCTTGTGCACGCTTTTGTCCAGTCCATTCATCATGTATAGATGTCATTTCGTTGAGATGGTAATCTTTGATAACTTTACCAGTCTTAACTTCTTTTACATCCCATAAGACACCTTGATCGTGATTATATTGAATCTTTTTATCTAACACAATATAATCTTTTTCATCTGGTTGTTGTTCATATTCAAATGCCGCACTACGGTAATAATAGTAACTAACGTGAATATAATCGCCTGGTTTAATATTCCAGTACCTGTCTGACCAGTTATTGGATGGTGGTCTGCCGCCTCCGTATTTCATTGTTGCTCCTTGACAATTTTCATGAAAGAATCTTCACCATGGTCACCAGAATAAAGATAATCAATCTCTTTCATCAGTTTGGCAATCTTGCGAATCTCTTCAACTTTTGGTTTTAGAAATTCTATGACTTCTTGACTATAGTTTGGACAATATCCATAATCATTTTCTTTGTCGTTGTTCTGAATGTGGTTTTCTAGCTGATCTGCAAATTCATATACGCGGTAATAAATATAATCATTATTGTTAAAATGTCCGCCGCTCATTTGTGACCTCTAGCTTTCTCTAGACAATATGTGGAACAATATTGTGGTTGATCTCCATATAGTTCGCCGCAAGCAGCAAAAGTATTAGGAATTATCTCTAGGCATTCTCGCACTCTTTCTGCTCTAACTTCCTCTTCTAGGTATCCACATGAACAACTATGCCAATCTTTCCACCACAAACATACATCATCGTGTCGTGTTCTCATGATGATTTCCATTTCTTATATTCATTTATGGAATAGAATAATCCTTCCGTAGATTCATCTTGCAACTTTCCATTGTATCCACTGGATATAAGTTCGTCAAGTTCTTCATAGATAACCATAAGAAGCTCATTCTCTCTTTTCATATTCTTAAGTTTATTGTATAGTTCTTCTTCTTCGTTACTCACATTAAGTATCCTTTATAAGTCCCCACCATTTATGGGTTACCAAATATTTTGGTCTTTCACATAATTTATTATGCTCGGATCTAATAAAATTAGAGTAACTATTCCAATCATCTATATTATAAAACCACTCTGCATCTATTGATTTATATTTTTCTAATGATAACGGTTTAAATATTTCTTTAAAGTGACGCATTGTCTCGTCACCAGAATATCTATCTCTGAAATATATGCGGCATTCTTCATATTGCTTTTGAGAAAAAGTAAATGGTGTATAGAGATTCTCTTTAAAGTTATTCCCCTCCCAGTTAAACACAATTTCTTGTGAGCCTCTTAAGTCTCTACGGCAATTTTTCATCTGTTCTTCTGAAATTACCCCATACGGATTAACTACTAGAAATCTTTTTGGTAGTATCCATTTACTTATTTTTTTACAAGTTTGAGATGCTACCTTGGCTCCATATAGACAACTCCACGCTATTGAATCACGGCGTTTTCTATCTACAGCATTAATAGATACATAATATACTGGTACACGCTTTAATTGTAGCCATGGCCAAGGATTTTTCCAAGTTGATTCTGGATCATATACCCATTCGCCAAGCTTCTTTCTTATAATTGGTTGGCTTTCACGATACATAACGATCCATATTGTATTACAGCCAGCAACTGCAGCTGTATTTACTGCTCTCTCGACAGCATGATAGTTTTCATGTATTGGCATAAGTGAATCATGCCATGGCATATTAAAGCCTAATGGTTGGCCGGCTATTGGTATAATACCAGCTAGATGGTCTACATCTTTATTCGTCTCTATCATTTGCTATCCCAAGCTTGATGCGTAAATATTTCATATAATCGATTTTAGCACGTACTCTTCTTAAATCATACATGATCTTATGATCAGCATAAGAAAATGTTACGTTATCAAAATCTTCATATATATTTTTTCCTAGATCAAATATCTGTCTATCTCTATGATCAAGGATTATATCATTTCCTGGATTACTTAATATACTCTCTGTTTTAACTCTAACAAGATGTTCCTGCTTAGAGTCTAACTCTTCTGTTTTTACATATGATACAACACAAACTTCTTTTTTATCTTTATAAAATATAATTTGATTTATAAATCTATTTTTGTTCTGTATTGATTCGTGTGATGATATATCACCTTCTACAACTTTAAACCAATCTAGTATGCGTACTTCATCTTTATCGGAAGAAAGATGGGGCGGTATGTCTAAGAATTCATGGTCATCAAACACATATAGTTCTTGAAAAATAACAGTATATACACCTTCTTCTTTCGTGATAACTTTTATTGTATTCTTATCAACATATCTTATATGTTTTATCTTATCACCAAAAGGCGTATAGCCGGCAAGAGATAGCTGGAACGTATGTTTATTCCATGCGTCATGCTTGCTAGTTCCCAATCCATAATCTTCAATTGTATCGTGTACGTCTGGTTGGAGATTACGCGTATAGATAAGTTTTAATTTATTATAGAATGCGCATAATACTGCTTCAAGTGAAGAACCAATAACTATTCTATCTAAAGTTATTATTTTATTCACGTTTTATTGATTGTTTGTTAGAGATTTTCTAATAATTTCAAACTCTTCTGGGCTTAAAAAGGGTTTTTTATCTTTTTTATCTTGCTCTATGGCACAATTAATACAAGGATTATATTCCTCAATTTTTTGTCTTAGGAAAGGAAACATGCTTTCAAGATCATCCGCTTCTCTTTTTGGAAAAACCATCTCTACAGAACATACAGTGCAATTATCTGTATATACTTCTAAATCGTTTCCATCATTATCTTTTATTGTTTTAACTGTTCTTGGCATTTTTAACCTCATAATAAGCTTTGATAACATCAGGCCATAATCGTTCTGCAAACGTTAAACAAGCTTTAGCTAATACCTGAATTTCCCATTGAGCGCCTTCATGTGTTCTTAAATCGATGAATTTAAGTAGATTGGATAGTGAACAGGTTCCATAATATTCTGTATATAGATTCTGTGGTAATACACCACGGGCTTGCTCACGACATATGCCTTTCTGCATTAGATTTTCATATAACGAAACTGAAGCAAGATGATGTTGCCTTACTGCATCTGATGCACTAAGCGGCTCTCCAACACCAATAACTCTTGCTTCGAAAAGTCTTGGGTTAATTTGCTCGTCGTTATTACTTGCTTGTCGGTTATTTCTATGTTGAGTTCTAAATGTTTTAGGGGAGTAAAACATAAGATTTTCTGCTGTATAGCGACGACTGATTTCATTGTAACTCCATGTACGGTGACGATGATGTTGTGAACGAACATATAATGGAACAACAAACTTAAATGTTACCATATTATGTTCTAGCACGCTTGTATGTTTATGTTCAATAAGATACTTAATTAGTTTCTTGTCACGATCATCGAGTGGCGCATGGTTATCTTTGCCAAACGATACACGGGCTGCATTTACGATCTTTTTCTGATCGCCCATATGATCTACGAGCTCTACCCGTCCGATTCCGTCATCATATATATAAATACTATTATCCATTAAAACAAATCACTTTCTGCAATAACTGCAACAACACCATTTTCTGGTATGATAGTGTGTTTCGTACCTTTGACTTCTATGTCTTCCATCATAGAAGTTACAATAACTAATTTTTGTCCTACATAACGTTCAAATAGCGATCCTTCTGATGCGCTCTTTAGAACAGCGTTAGTGTGACGTGTGATTACTACACGTTCAGGTAGCACAAATCCTAGTTCTTCTTGTTTGCTGATACTGTTTTCTTTTTCAACAACAAGCATTTTATTAACTGGTGTTAGTTTGGTAGGCATATCACTCCTCACTTACAACTTTCATCTCCTTGATTTTCTCAAAGAATTGATCAAGTTGTGCAAAATCCGTTTTATCCTTAATAAGGCGATACGCTTTAAGAGCAATCTTTTGCTCTGCGCGGCTTAGATAATTATTATCAGCGTAGCTCTTCTTTAGATCAGTCTTTTGTTCTTTAAACGGAAGGATAGACTCATCAATTGTAGCCATACTTTTAATGAAGTCCTTAAGACGCTCCTCCTTAGTCTTTTCTGGGGCCTTGTAAGTGTCGATACCAGTGATAACAGTCTTTAGATCGCTGCTCATTTTATATTCTCCTTATCCTAGTAGGATTAAACCAGCTACAGCACGAACTTTGTCAGCCATTCTACCACGACTTACAGTTTCCTGCAACTCCATGATATCTATGTGATGTCTTGTTTCTCGTCCATCAACAACAAGCTTTTTATAATAAGACCTCTGTTCCCCGGAATAAAATGAGTCGTGGGATAGGGTGATATTACGTTTTGTAAATTCGCTAGCCTCTCTTTCAAATCTCTCTACTAAATGTCTAAGCATTCTTCCTCCAAGGTTGTTATAAAATCAAGTACGTCTGATGGACCTGATACATTCATATAGTAATCATTAGAGTGTGGTTTGTCAATCTCTTTTGCTATTGCATGATCATTACCACCTTCTTCGCAATGGTCTCCAAAAAAATATACTGGTTCGTCATAATTTTCTTTTACCCATTCATATGCTTGAGATTTGTTTTTTCCTCTAGCTTGTATATCTATTGATATTTGTCCCCCAACACATGCTTCTAATTCTGGGTATTTGTGATTTATGTAATTACATATTCTCTTACGTTCTCCAGACTTTTTATCCCAATCATAATATTCAAGTCGTTGTTGTTGTGTAGCGTTTCTTCCAACTACAGAGAAGTTTAACATTCCTGGACGGTGTTCTAAATGATTTGAAGTTTTTTCTGGGCAATCTGAAAAATCAACCTGTTGTTGTAACCACACTATGAGATCTTCTGGGATTTCTATTCTATTTGAGTAGATTAGTTTATCTTTTATATGTAACTGATTGCCCATACAAGTGAATATTCCTACGCATTTACTCAAGACCTCAGTAGGAACTTGTTCCTGTACCTTATCGGGATCACTTCCGGTTACTAGAAATACTTTCTTATCTTTCATCCATCTGTAAAAAATATCTGCAAAACCTTCTGTCATTTTTTGTCTTGGATCAGTCAATGTACCATCAATGTCAAACATATAAATCATATATCTCTCCTAAAAAGAAAACACCCTGCTAGTATAAGCCAGGGTGTTGTAAGAGTCAAGCTGTATATCTTTATTTCTTTTTAAGTTTTACTATTTTACCTTTGGGAGTCTCCCCTCTACTGACGCTCGTTCCCAACGTAGATGGTTCTCTTAATTTGAGATCTGTGGTTACAGTATAGCGCTTATTTTTATCACCCTGTTTACCAATTTCATTATTTTTTATAATTTCTATTGGTTTACCTTTATCATAAAGTTGTACTCTGCCACCTCCCAACTCTTTAAACCGTAGAGCTTTACCATTTTGATTATCTTTTATTTGTCCATCGTATCCATATATATCATATACTGCTGGCGCCTTCGCACCAGCACCACGAATACCAAGATCACCTAAATTTGGTGTATCTTGTTTTGGACTTATTCTACTACCAATGCTAAACTTTTCTGAGCTGCCCGCATCAGCCATTGCAGATACTGGTGTGGCAAGCATCGCTGCGCCTCCTAACGCACCAGCAACATATCTACCTAATTTCCCTATTTCTTCTAATTCTTCTTCTTCTAGGGTTTTTTTAAGTTCTTCTAGAATTATAATTTTTAATTCACTTTTTGTTATTTTCACTTAACTCTCCAAAAATAAAGACCCAATAATACATAAATAGTATCATCATGGCTTTATAGCATAATTTATCCTTCACAAGCCTTACATTCACCGCTACTACGATAGACACTATCTGATTTAAGGACTGACTCACCACGTAGGTAGTATAGGCTCTTTAGACCCTGTTTCCAGGCCTCTAGATGCACTTCGTGAATGTACTTGCCTAGTTTCTTCTTGTCATCAGAATTTAGTGATGCTGGGGTTGTAAAGAATAGATTGATACTTTGTCCTTGATCAATAAACTTTTGACGTTGTGCAGCCTGCTTGATAATAGTATGTTGGTTGATCTCTCTTGCGGTCAAGAACACTTCTTTCTCAAGATCACTCAAGCCTTTAACATTTCTTACACTGCCGCCATCTGCATTTATTTGTTGCCATGTATCAAAACTATCTAGACCTTTTGATTTAAGTAGTACTTCAAGTGCAGGATTTTTTCTGATAAAAGAACCTTTTGCAGTTTTTTGAGCGTAATAATTAGCAATAATAGGTTCAACCCCTTGGCTTACACCGCCTGAGATTAATGAATTAGACACAGTTGGTGCAATTGCTAATCGGTGACTGTTACGTGTATCCATGCACCATTCTGGTACCCCTTTTAATACTGCTAATTCTTTTGAAGCTTCTAGTGTTAGACGATCCATCTTGCGGAAGATTTCTGCATTCAGCATCATTGCTTGATATGAATCAAATGGAATTAGTTTTGATTGCAACAGGGTGTGCCATCCAAGAGCGCCAAGACCAAGTGCGCGACTTTTTTCTGAGAATCTTACAGCCTTCTCAAATCCTTCAATCTTACGTGCTTTGCGAATAAATTCTTCCATGATTCCATCTAGAAAATAGATACAGTCTTTTAGGAATAGTGGATCATTTTTCCACTCATCGTATCGTGCAAGATTTACGCTTGATAAGCAACAAACAAATGTATGATCTTGATCGTTGAAGAGAAAGATTTCCGAACAGTTATGTACTAGAATGCCATTTGCATAAAAATTGTGATTATCTTCCACCGTTATATCGTATACTGGAATTTCTTCTTCCATTTCTTCAATTATCAGTGCCATTATCGGCCTCCGGTTTGCTTAAATTATACTTTAAATTTACAATTTTAATTAAATTTATAAATTTTCCTCCAAATCTACTTTCTGTAAACCCGGTTGGAACATTTATATTTTCATGTTTCCCATAAAGTATTAATTCTTTGTGTGTTGGAAATTTATTAAATTCTTTATAGAATTTTTCTACTAATTCTATTAGTGTTTCATTGGTTGTTCCACAAAATTGCGGATTTTTATCATATTTTTTAGAATTACTAATGTTTTTGATCATGTCTTCGTATTTTATTTTAATTTTTGGTTTTCTTTTGTACGATTTTTGATAAGAAAGTTTTTTATAATATGATGATATTTTTCTTTCTTCACCTCTTGGATACGCATCAGCCTTAATACCAGTTCTTAATTCAACTTCTTTAACTAAATTTTCATAGTTCCCATCAAATCTAAACTTTGTAAATGATTTGGGAACATCTATACCATTTTCTATCCCAAACCCTACCAGCGGTAGCAAACCACATATATATTTGTATTTTTCAGTAAATTTTACTAATAAATTTATTAATTCTTCATCAGTTGTACCGCAATATGTAGAATTGTTCTCGCCTGTATTAGCTTTAGAAACTTTATCTTTCCATAAATTTTGTTCTTCTTCAGATAGTCTTCCGATCATCCAACCACCTGTGCCTCCACTGGTAGCGTTATATCCAATGCTCGGATGAGTTGATTGATATTTTTTAATGTAGTTCTTTTCTAGTTCACAGGCTTCCTCTATTGAATTTGCTATTTCTAGAAGTTCTATTTTAAAATTTTCTTCGCCATGTTTTCTTATTGCATAATAAAATCTATATTTTATACCTTGTCTGGCAGCTGTACAATGTCCTTTAAATCTTTCATTTATAGAGTTTTTTGTCTGACCTATATAAATTTTATTATTTATCAAATTTGTTATTTTATAGATTTTCCATTCCATTGTATAACCTCCAGTAGAGTAATCTCGATAATATAATTAGTTACTAAACGAGATTACTCTACTGGATTTTTATCTATTCAAAAACTAATTCATCATCTGCTTTAAGATCTTTAGCCATAACATATCCTCTATTTTTGGTATAGACTTTGTGTTCTGGCGTTACTTTAATACATTTACCTGTTTTGTCGTCAGTAATTTTTAATACTTTTGCTTTTGGCGAAGTCTGAGCAAATGCCTTAACTTTTTTAAATTCATTTTTTCTATTTTCCAGATTGTTAGATAAAACAGAAAGATCTTTATGTTTATCCATATATGGTTTTAGGTCTTTAATTTCTAAATCCACTATACCAAAATCTTTGCTTGATACAGTAATTAAAGTCTCACCAGCTACGCAAAGCTGGCTTGTTTTAACTTTTAAATCATTTTTAATATATCCGTCCGGTAAGTTACGATTAGCGTTATCACCGAACATCATATAATGTTCTCCAGTCTCAAGACGAGCTTTTAGACCTTTTTCCCATACCTCGCGAGCATGCTTATCACCAGTTAATGCACGATTCATAAAATCGTCTGAATATACGACTGCATGATGGAAATTATTAGAGAGACAACGCCTCGAAATATCCCCAGTTGGTCGGCGGATATCAATAAACTCATCAATATCGCCATGGTCAGCATCTAGATAAGTTGCTACAGCTCCTCGTCTAACTCCACCCTGACCAACACTCTGGAATGTTTGTTCCAATACTCTTAACCAAGGTATTACACCTTCACTTTGACCATTACCGTTAATAGAAGCTCCTCTAGCACGAATACCACCAATATATGTTCCAACACCGCCACCATTTTTTGTTAACATGGCAGCTTCATGATATGTTTTAAAAATACCAGAAATACTATCTGGCATATAATTTCCATAGCATGAAATAGGTAGTCCACGGTCGCTGCCGCAGTTTGAGGCAACAGGCGTAGCCAAGCATAGCCAATTATTTTTAATATATGATAGGAACCTTTTCTCTAATTGAGAACGTAATGGTTCATCATAATATGATGCAGCTGATTTAGCTACACGTTTGTACATATCTAATGGGGTTTCCCCTTTTAATAGATAGCCACTGGACAAAGTTTGAAACCCTTCAGAGTTTAACCATTCTCCAGCTTCGCCTTTTTCTTTTAGTTCCTCAAGAGTCATATTTTTATCCTTTACCAAACATTCTCAAAATCAGCCATTCCTTTGGAGTACGCCGAAACCTTCTGTGCAAAAAAGTCCTGCATTTCAACACCACTGGAGAGAACGTCAAACCATTCTAACCTCTCAAGGGAGGTTTTGTCAATGTTCTTCCAATTTTGTTTTAGTCCAAGATCGTGAAGTTTAGTATTTGCACGATAACGAATATAATTTTTTAAGTCATGCTTGGAAAGATTTGGTAGATCACCTTTAGCAAAAGCAGTTTCAATAAATTGATCTTCAAGTTCAACTGTTAGGCGAGCAGCATCATAAATTTCTTTTTTAAAGTCATCTGTCCATAGTTCTGGGTGTTCTGACATAAATGTACGAAATAACCAGCATCCAGCTTCACTATGTAATGATTCATCTTTGATGGACCAGCTAACAATTTGACCAAGTCCTTTAAGCATATTGCGTTGTGAAAATGACATAAGAACAGCAAATGAACTAAAAAGATTTACGCCTTCGTTGAAGCCTGAGAATATTGCTAATGATAGACCAATCTCTCTTTTGGTTTTGCCCTTGGTGTTCATCAATCTGTCGATCTTAGCTTTTGAGGCTGGGTCATGTAGAAATGACTCGTAATTTTGAATACCAAGTGATTCTTCAAGATATGAGTATCCAGCAGCATGGATACTTTCAAATCCGGCAAATGTATTTGCCATCATTTGAATTTCAGGTTTCTTGAACCAATTACCAACTTTGTTGGACCAATAATCCTCAACAAAGATTTCTGTCTGTGTAAATCCTTTGAGAATGCTTCCAATCACGTGTCTATCTGTTTCAGATAGGTTTAACTTCCAATCATTAACGTCGCCACCCATCTGTACTTCTATAAAGAGCCAATGAGCCATTTGTTGTTTTAAAAAAAAATCATATGCAGGTTGGTACTCGAAAGGTCCGTATGTTACTCTTGGCTCTAGTAGATTTGGCATTTTTATCCCTCGTATTTATTTCCTTTAATAATATTAAGTTTAGCTTCTAACGGCTGTAAATTTTCTAATGACCAACATTTTTTAAAATCTTCATCATTAGGCGATGTATATTTAAACCAACTTTTTGGTCTAATATGATCTATGTGCCAATAAGAACCATGATTTTCCCAATTCATCTCTGGCTTGAAATGTTTTTCTAAATGTTCCTTTAGTTGATCTATCGAATAACCAGTATATATTTCCCATTTTATAAATGCTTTGCTTGCATTTCTATTTTTTAGGTCATCTCTAATAGATGATGATATATTTAATTCTAGTTTATATTTTGGATCTTCTTTTAATAACTTTCTCCTTTTTGCATTTCTTCTATCTTTTACATCTTGTTTAGATCTATAAATTTTTTTTCTTTTACGTTCTTTCTCAGTATTTAAACTATATCTTTGCCTACCAGCTACTAAAATTTTTTCATGATTTTTTTTATAATATTTTTTTTTATAATTTTTAATTTTTTCTCTATTTTCAATTCTAAAAATTCTGTAACATTCTAAACATTTATTTTTAAAACCATCTTTTTCTCTCGATGATTTGCCAAATAAACTTACATCTTTTTCTATATTACATTTATTACATACTTTTGTGCTCATAACTGTTCTTTTTGAAAAAATTGATAAGCAGCTTCGTATTCAAATGGACCGTATGTGACTCTTGGAGTTAGTAAGTTTGACATTTCTATATTCTCTCTCGAATGGTTAGCTAAGTAGATCCTTGTTCCTTTTTAAATGCACGATATTTATCTTTCAGAGCTTTCTGTTGATCTTTAGCAGAATTAGCTATGATTTCTGATGCACTTTCTGTGCTTTCTTGCAAGACCTTGATTTTTACGTTCTTAGTGTCCATAAATATTGGATAAACCATGCCATCTGGTCCATTACGATTCTTGGCAATAAACATGCGTCCTTCGTTTGAAGCTTTGTCTTTGATTGTTCTACTAACTGTGCAAATAAAATCTGCTACGAAACACTTGTTAAACGCTTCGCTGATGCTTTCCATTGTTACCACTTCTGCATTTAGTCCGCCACGATTAGTTTGCGAAGCCGTCCATAGAGTACAATTATTCATCTGCGCTAGGCCGCGAAGCTCTTCATAGATGCTCTCAAGCTCTACTCGTTTCTCTTTTTCTCGCGTAACTGGTCGGAGTAGATCCGCATAATCAACAATAATCATATCAACGTTATGACCATGCATTTTAAGTTTATCTAAGTGCGATCTAATTGTATTAGTGCTTGCGCTTTTAGTGGGATATTCTTTAATAATGAGCTTTCCTGGTAAATCCTTTACCATGTCTAGGACTTGTTCTTTGTAGTTTATCACTTCTGATAGATTTATGCCAGTCAAACAACTATCAAATCTAGCTCCGATTACTTTATCTTGGAGCTCTAAGGTATAGTATACAACGTTTTTGCCAGCTTTTAGTGCTGCTGCTCCAATATGCACAAGACACATTGATTTACCACTATTATGGGTAACAGTAAAGTCACCCATAAGGTATAGATTATCGCCATCTACCTCGAATCCATAATAATCATCTTCACCTTCTTCGATAACGGCAAAACCAGTGTTTAGCACGTTTTTAATTTGCTTGCGTGCCGCCGCCTTCTTTCTATTAAGCCTTGTTGGAATAATAGAGCAGTTACCACTAATAGAAACGCGGTGATATGTTCCCGAAAAATCGTTTTGACAAGTTTTTACACATTCATTTACATAAGCAGCAAGTCCAACACTTCTAGCGATAAATGCTACATCTTCCGATAATTGTTTTGATTTAGAAATATAATCAAAACATTTGTCGTTTAAAGATCCATCAGTATCTAATAACCCAGCAAGCAACTCTAGTCTATCAGAAATACTGGCTGTTTTGTAACTATGTGGAATAAACTTGTTGCCAGAATTAGTGCCGATCAATTTAAGATCATTAAAGAAATTAAAAATCTTAGAATTTTTAGAATAATTTAAGGCATAAGATCTACAGGAAGAATTAGCCTTGGCCCAACTTTTAATTTGAAAAGCATCATCTATCATTCCGCTTGCTTTAATTTCGTTAATCAAGGTTTCATCTTCAGTCGTGAATGAGATTTGTTTAGACGTAACAGACCCATCTCCAAGCATAATTCCTAGAAAATACGCATTATTCATTTTTTGAGAGTTCTGAAAACTAACAGCGCCGCTTCTATAAAGTTTGTGCAAGTGCTTAAAATTTTTGTTCTTAGAGAGATACTCAGACACGCTAATGTTTACAATTTTATTGTTCTGTGTGTTTCGCAGAGATAAAATATGACCAGCATTCACTACAAACGAATCGCCTTTAACGGGGACCACCCTATACATCATCTGTGTTCCGCGATGTAGCTGTAGAACATTTCTGTTGTTAGAGTCTGGGCCGAGTAGTTTGTCACCAACAACAATGTCTTCAACGTTTTTAAATGCACCATCAGACATTAAAACTCTAGTGCCACGGCTATGACAGCCAGTAGGAGCGATAACAACCCCCAATTCACCTCGCCCAAGGCCACCACGGGTGATAGAGTCAATATAATCCCAACCAGTACTAATAGGATTACGTGCTTTAAGGACGAAGCGGCTTTCAAAATCAGCCAAATAATCATAACCATGATTATTGTCTGTACCCAGTTTAAGTGCGTCATTGATTACCTTTGAAACTTCATCAAAAGAAGAAGATTTAATAAGCTCAACGCTCTTAATCATTGCCTCTTTTAATTTCTGCTTCTTACAGAAATCAAGAGATACATCTTTGATGTGTTCGGCCCCATCGACATTATCTGTTGAAATAATACGAGCGTAATATTCACGTACTTGTTTCTGTAGTACTTCTGATTCTGTATTAATTTCAGCCCTTAGGATAGTACCGATTGTTTCACGCGATGGATGCACGCTATATTTCTTGCGATAATCATAAATTTTTTGCGTAAATAGCCTTAAATACTTAAGTTCGAAGAAATTAACATCTAGTACTTCACCAATTTGTGCTGAGAATACAGAGTCATCTAGAATTAGTTGCGCTAGTGCTTCTTGAAATCTTGTTCCTTGTACGGCAAAAGTAGGACTTTCAATCGTACTAGTACGCTCTTCCATTTTCTGAACTCCAGTAAAAGCTAGCATTTTATGAAATCTCCTTGCAGTTTTCTTTTACTAATTTATACATATTAGTAAATAATATAGTGAAATCTATATCTTCTATCCTATCTTCAACGGCCAGGCTATCAAAAACTGGTTTATTAAGTATACACTCTGCCCCCTTAATGTCCGAATTAATTTTCTTTTTTGTTTCGGCCGTTACAGGTCTATAAGACAACTGCATAACACGTTGATTTAGCTTGATTTTTTTCTGCGCTTGAAGAATACTTTTATATAATTTAATTTCACCGGCATGTTCACGGCAATGTTTTAGGATATCTTCAAGTGTGTATTCGTGCTCGTCAGATAGAAATGTAAACCTTTTTGATACTGTTGTCAAGCCAGCACCTTTTACTCCTTCTAGGTTATCTGAACTATCACCACAAATAGCCCTAGCAAGTGCAAAATTAATGGGGTGAATGCCGTACTCTTCTAAAACAGTTTTTTTGTTTAACGCTATATCTTTAACTGGTCTATAAAGCACCGTTTTATCGTCACAAAGCTGGATGAAGTCTTTGTCGTTAGAACAGATTACTTTTTGATAATCTTCAAACTTCTTATCTTTACAAATATATGCAATAATATCATCTGCTTCTACACCATCTACCATTAATTGTACGACTGGTAATTGGTTTAGATATTCTACTGTTCTTGTTTCTTGCCATATACGATTTTGTAATTCGTCTTCTTGATTATTATTCTTTATATTGGGATTTAAAAATATAGGCGAACGTCCATCCTTATATTCCTTGAACATACGCTTACGCTTCTTGCTACCGCCTTCGCCATCATAACAAATAAAGACACGATCAGGATTACTGATACGTGTCATTTTCTGTAGGATCTTTAAGAATCCTCTAATCCCTCCTGCTGCGGTTTCATTTTGAGTTCTATGTGGATCGCTCATAAGCGCCCGTAGAAACGCGTTTAAGAAATCTACTATTAGAATACGTTTCATTATTTATCACCGCATAGATCTCTATGAATATCATGCTGTAGAGTATTATTGCAAACTGCTGGTCTGGTGTCAAGTGGCATATTGCAGGAAGCAAGTAGTGTAATAATAAAAATATACTTAATCATTTTGATTTATCCATGTTTTATTCAAGATAATATTTTTAATTGTCATATAACATACATTATAATTTTTACTCAGCTTGTAGACTGATATTTTTTCTTCAAAGTGTTTTTTTCTTATTTCTTCGGCAGTCTGAAAAGACATTTTTGCTGATGGGTTTCTTGAGCCCGTTTTATCGCCTGTGTTGATTCCCATTTCATTTAAATATTTTTTAATAACATAAGTGCTAAATTTATATTTTAGTTTTAAATCAATAATGCGCATACCAGAAGTGTAATCGTCATAAATATCTTTACGGGTTTTCTCGTCTATTTCTTCAACAGAATATAAATTCTTCATATGTGCTTTAGACATATTTTTTTTACACTCTTCTGAAAGTGGTTTACCTGTGTTTATGTCTGATAAAAACTTTCTTGTTTCCATAGAGTGAGTTTTACCATAAAATGGATTATTCTCGCCAGACATTTTTTCGCTCAATGTCTGTTTTATCTTATCTATTGTCTCTTGTATGTGTGTTTTACCATAAAAAGGATGGTTTTCTGGGTTTTTAAATTTTTCTTTAAATATTGTACTTAATTTTTCTTTTGTTTCTTCGGAGACAACTCTGTTTTTTAATTTTTTTGAGATTATTTTTTTTGTTTCTTCGGTGTGTTTTCGTCCACTCGAACTAATCTTTAGTTTTTCTATTGTTGTCTGAGAAGTTTTTCTACCTATTGTATTTCCAGCTAAAGGACATATATTGTAACCTTTATCATCTTCATAAGATTTATATAAATCAATATAATATTGTTCTCTTATTAAGAGATCTTTTTTATCAGTAATTTCTAATATTTCAAAAACAAAATTATCTTCTTTGTGAAGATTCCATGACCTCTGTAATTTTACAGAATGATGTTTGTTTTTTTGTAGAGCCAATATGTGTCTTCTAAATCTATACTCAATATTTATCGAGCTTCCGATATAGCATTTATTTGCTTCTAAATTACGTATTATATATACCCCAATAGACATTGTTAATACCTCCTAATATAATTAGGTCAATATCAACAATTATACCAGGTTTAGGAAATTTTATAAAATCCTATATGATCATTATCGATTGTATAATATACCTTTTTAACGCCCTGTGCTTTAAGCACTTCGTGACACATATGGCAAGGCTTGCTCATTCTATCTTCATTGCTACCTTTAGCAGCTCTCGCAACGAAGATAGTTGAGCCTTTTGTAACATTACGTGAAATATTCATAATACTTGCAATTTCTGCATGATAGGTACTATTTCCCTTATTCTCAGATCGAAACTTAGCGCCGACAGAACTATATTTATCGTTGTTTACACCTACACCAAGTATAGAATTACCGCTACCAATTAATACTGCACCGTGGCGGAAGTTACCATAAGTAGAGGTTGATGCTAACTTTTTAGCTAGCTGGAAGATACCTCCGTGTCTTCTTGCTAGCATCAGTCTTCTTGATGATAACTTCCTCGATCTGCGGGCCGTCGATATCCATTTGTTGCTCCTTGTTGGTTATGGAGCTACTGTAACATCAAACATATCTATCGTCAAGTCGTTATCTGACGATAATTTTTTCTTTGTTGATTCTGTGTAATGTATATCGCAAAGAGTGCGAATCCAGCTTGTATCTCTTTCTTCACCTTTATGTCCGCAAACTTCACAAATCGAATAAGACATTTTTTCTGCCATATCAATTAAACCACGGACATATTCATCACCACCAAGCACATAGAATCTTAGACCACCAAATTTCTCTTTTACTTGTGCAGCTTCTACGTTGACATGTTCATAATCTTCGCTGGTTATTCCATTCTTTTTTTCTAAATCGATCTTATAATTAATCCATTCATCGTGATTCGAAATCATCTTACAAAGATTATCAATTAAATTATACCATCCATCACCACATTCAAAATAAAAATTATTACCAAAGATAATTGGATACTTTTCGCATAGACTTTTAGTATATTGCTCTGTCATTTATTTATCTCCGCTTGACTCCTATAGAAGTCAGCAATAGCTAACATAACCTTGCCTTGCGCTGATGTACCATTATCTTTAATTTTAACTACTTTGCCCTGTTTAAAACATTTTTCGCATGGAACATAATTCCATTTTTCTAGTTTTTTCTGATCTTTCTCGCTTAAACAGTTACGCACGTTCATATAAGTTCTGCCAGAGATGTAACCTTCTATACAACATTGCGGTATCGCTGAATATTCTCCCTCTGAGCGGTTAAACGCTTCCAGAAGAAGACTTATAATTTTCTTTGAATTTTTATTATTAGACTTCGACATTGAAATCCTTTCTAAAAAAGTGGTAAGTGTTTAGTTATGGGATCTAAAATACTAGAATCGTGTGGACCTATACCAAGTGCTGTTACTGTTGGACCGTTAAATTCTGTACGGCCAGCATCTATCACAAGATATGATACAAGGCCAGCATTTCGGCAAGCTTCTTTTAAATCATAAAGAGATTGATCATTTTCAACATAAACAACTATTTTTGTATTACCGTTTTTTGCCCATTCTCTAATATCCTCTTTTGAAGACAGGTCGGCTGCACCTAACGCTGCGTGACATGCTTGAGCAATATATTTTCCGTTACGTATACTTGGAAATCTACGCATAACTATTACCATTTTATGATTCAATATTGAAATCCTTTCGCATTTTGAAAACAGCAATATTCTTCGCCTTGGCTTCGATGTCAAGGTCAATAGTATTTTCTCTAATTGCATTCAATTGCAAATCAGGAACGCTGTGGATCAGCTGTGAATGCGCACGCTTTTGATTGAACGGCGCATTCTCCATGCCGATCTCAGTGTTTGATAGATGTTGTAGAGGTTTGATACCGTTCCAACTACTATTGCAAAGAGCAAACGCAGAGTTGAAATCAATATCGCCACTATTAAACCTATAGTGATGAGAATCGAGAACAATAGGAATATTGCAAACGCTACTAATACGAGAGAGCTGTTTAACATTGTAACATTTTTCATCGTTTTCCAGAGTAAGTCTGTTTCTTACAGACGTTGGAAGAGATTGGATTACATTAATTAGTCGCTCAGATCTATTAGACTTACCACCATGAATATTTATTGCATAAAAAGGTGTTTTTTCTAGACCCATCTGGTCAAACACCCATGCATGATATTCAAGCTCCTTGATACTGTTCTCAACAACCTTATCACTGTCGCTGCTTAGGACAGTAAACTGGCCTGGATGTGTAGTTACCCTGATTCCGTTTCGCTTGAAACCTTCTCCAAGTAGTTCAAGGCTTCTGAGAATCTGGTTGTCTCGTTTTGCAAGCTCACCACTGAATTCAAAAAGTGGGAAAAGAGAGCTTGACAGTCTGAAAGACTTGATACGTCCTTCAACGAGCTTAGGAAGTACTCGCAAGTGTTCTTCGACATTGTTTCTATATGTGTTAAGAATTCTTTCTGTAGTGTATTTTCCATTTTTGTATGCTCCTAATTGCAACGATTGTTCGTTTATAGAATTTTCATAGACTTCTTCGCCATTTCGCTTCTTACGAACCTCTAGATACTGGCACATCAAGCCTAGACTCATATATAGTCCCCTTATAGGAAAAACCGCCATTGCAGAGGTTAGTCTACAACAGCGGCTTTTACTTGTCAAGTGGAATCTATTCGTCTAAAATTTCACCTGTCTCGGCTGACATAATGGTAGCACTCCCCCATTGGTCACGGTGATCATCCTTGTATTTCTTAATAGCACCTTTTTCATTTGGTAGGAAAGCATCTGGTGTGACTACGAAATCACCTGCCATGGCTAAATCACTAATATGATTTTTTTCAACACTAATTTTTGATATCAATCCGAAATCAAAGTCTTTGCCATCTTTTGTGGCCGATAGCTTGCCTTTGCCCGCCATTTTCCATACAGCACTTGCTGCATACCAAATTGCATCTCCGCCGTATGGGACAAGTTTTGACATACCGCCAACAAAAGATGGTGGCTGAATATAGGCTTGGTTTAAAATCATAAGACCAACGTATTTAGGATAGCTATAGTTACGTGTAGCATTAATTTTACGCTGCACAATTCGCATGTTTTCACGAATTGCTTTTGCTGCACGCATCATGCTAGCTTTCTTTTCAGTTGTACCATCTTCATTGTCTTTAACTTCATCCTTAGATGGTAGGCTTCCGACTGAATCCCACAGGATTAATACGTCGTGTGGTAGTTCACCCATTGTAACATCGCTAACAATTTTATCAATAAAAGTAAATGCCTCTTCAAGGTACATACATTCTTCATTTTTGATAGCTTGGTCCATGTTAACGCCCATCTTCTCGGCGCGTGTCCAATCTACCTTACCCTCTGTCATGATAAAAATTGGAAGGACGCCCTGTTGTTGAGCTTTTGCAGCCGCGTGGAATAGAAGCGATGTTTTGCCAGTATCTGACTTGCCATATACCATGGTGACATGTCCAAGCGGAATACCGGGAATACCAACAACTTCTTGAATGCATTCGTCAAGAATAACAAATTTATCTTTCTTTTTTTCAACATTATTTACTTCAATACTTTTTTTATAATTTTCTAGATCAAAACCTTTAGCCATGTATATTCTCCATAAAAAAACTGGGAAGATAAGAGTTTTCTCCTACCTTCCCAGTATACCATATTATGTACTACTATTAACCAAGAAGATCTGAAAACGCGGCATCAATATCATTTGTTGCTTTCTTCTTAGCTGGCGTAGCGCCACCATATTTAGTGGTTTGCTTTGAGTCAGATTCAGCTTCTGTATCTGAATCTGTAGCAAGATGCTCGTCTAGAATACGTGCAATCTCTTCTGATGATTTAACTTCATGGATTTCATCGAAATTTGGAATTGTAGATAGAAGTTCGCTGCATTCCTGTGTAGATCCATTGCAGAGTTTGCTGGTTTTACGAGCTGGGGTTAGCTTGGTGGTTGGGAATGAAGCACCCGGCACCTTGTCAGACTTTAGTGATAGATCTGTACCATTGTCTGGATCAGTAATATCTCCGTAGTCTGGATTTAGAACTAGGTTAATTAGATCCTGGTAAACAGTCTTACCATAACCCCAGATCTTAACGCCCTCTTTCTCTTCGCCACGTACAACTACTGGTGAGAAGAAGCGTTGGCGTGGTAGAAACTTTTTAGCCATCGCATTGCTTTGTTCTGTGTTCTCTTTGAACAGCTTGCTAGCAAAGTTGCAGATAGCACAATCCTTACCATGATTCTTTTTTGGACAAAGTAGTGAGCCCTTGCCAATTTCGTAGTGGAACCATGCTTCCTTGAATGGATCGCCATCTGGCGTGTTTACAATACGTACAGAATACGTAGTACCTTCTTCTGGTCGCCAAAACGCAGTCTTGCCACCACCCTTGCCTTGTAGAGCCGCTAGCTTCGCCTTCATCTTGCTAATGTCAATCGCCATGTGTGTTTCTCCTCGTTGGTAGGTTGGTAAATCTCCCAACCTACTGGTTAAAAGTATATTCGAACTCTTCGATCTTGTCAACTACATTCTTGCGGTTAAAAATTCTAAAATCACTTTCGTCAATGTCCCATACTAGTTCCATCCCTTCGGATAAGATGTGACTTTTATTACCGCCTTTAATTTTTGCTGCAATAAACTCTGCTGGTAGGTCTGGGATACGCACAAAACGCATTGTACGCTCACTACCGTTTTTCTTTTTAAATGTCCCTTTGTATGCAATCATGTTTTAGTTACCCGATACGTTTGTATAAGCTATAAAGTAGCAAAAAGATTGTGGATATTTTGTTGAGTGTACCTCATAAGAAGCACGTATTTCGTTTATGGAAGTTAATTCTCTAATATTTCTAAGAAGTTTGCCATCAGTTTTTAATGATGTTTCGTTGATGGCAAAATAGTAGCACTTGTCTGTTAGATTGTCAAGTTCGTACAACAAACTTTCTTCACCTTTAATGATATCAAGGACTCCGAAAGTTGCGATACGAGAATTATGCCTTGGCTCTGAAAAGTTGTCAAGCACTGGGTCGGTGTTCTTAAAAACATTTATCCAATGTATCATTCCAGCAAGATATTCATTTAACTTATTATTATACTCTAAAATCGGCACTTCGCCTAATACGTTTTCTAGATCCTCGTTTGAAATAATATACAGCATATTAAATAGACCAGATCTAGCATACTCTTGAAATACGTTTCTTGTTAGTTTTTCTTGTAGAAATCCCACTCTGCTTAGATCATTATCGTTAGGTTTTATATATAAAACATTTATATTGCAGTGTTTAATATGTTTTAATACCTGTAGCGACATGCCTGAAATGAACCCACCACCAGCAACAACAAATAAAACATCACCATTAATATGTTGTAAGAAGTTTGAAAGATCAGGTGAATATTTTTCATAATCTTCTGGGGTATTATGTTCTTTAGTTGTGTAATTATTTTCATCTTCTTCCAGGTCTGTGTCTATTTTGTAGATGGTATATTGGGGATACTTTTTAAAACAGTCAGCTATATTACATCCTGCAGCTCCTAAACCTATAACAGTATCCATCTTATACCTTAATATTAACTTTCTTCATATTTCCGTAATCTGAACCAATCTTTACTCGTACCGGGAACGTACCATATGGCGTATCAGATATTTGTCTAATTAGGTCTGGTAGTAATTTCTTTTCAGAATCCTTTAGATCTATTACCACAGAATCGTGAACAGGAAACGCTACAAAACTATCCATATTTTTTAACAATTTATCAACCTTTAGTATTTGTCTGTGCCACATATCAATAAGAGTGCTTTGGTTTAGATATGAGATCGCATGATGATAGTCAGAGTCTATCTTTCTGGAATAAGGTGTGTAGATGTATCCATCTCTCCAGTATTCAGATAATAGTTTTTCTTTGTTGTAATAATTTGATAATTCTAAATTATATTTTTTAACATCTGTTGATGAGGAATTATAGAGCCATTTAGTTGCTATATTTTTAGCTTCTGCTCTTGTTACTTCTCCTCTAAATACTTCTTTGGCACATTGTTCGTGTAAGTCACCTTCAGGTTGTTTTTGGCCAGCTAGAGCAAGAGCAATACGCATTTCAGCTGCGTTTAGATCGATCTCCACAAGCCAATCGTTTTGTGGCTTTATAATATCCCTCAGGTTCTTACTAAGCGTCTGGATAGGGAAACTTCTGTCTGTCATTGTCAAGCGACCAGTAACAGACCCGAATAAATTAAATTTTATTGAAGTGTGACCGCTGTTTACCTTTTCCCACAATTTCTTACCTTCCATGCTCCATAAGCGATCTGCAATCCTATCTTTGTCAATCCTAAGGTTCCTACGGCTAATGCGGTTGATAAGTTGAGTAAAGTCTTTAAAGAATTCATATTCTTCTGGTTTAGAATGGGTCTCGAAAACATGCTCTGTTATCCTGTTTTTTAATTCACAATATTCTTTTAAAAATCTTTCGGGGGTTAGATCAAAAAAACAATTCTCGCTTAGTTCTACTTTTGACTCAACAAAAGATGTAACGAAAGCTTTAAGTTTTTTATTAATTTGTAGCCATTGTAATTTTAAATTATCAGGGCAACATTCTTCAAGTGATTTTCCACCACTGTAAATATTACCGTACTGTATGTCCATGTCTTCTAAAAAAGGTACGTAATTCCATGTTTTATCAAAAATGGTATCTTTATAATTTTTAAATCTTAATTCACCATTGCAATAGACGCCAACACAAGAACCTTTTTCATCGAGTGTTTGAAACATATGACCTCTAAAAATTTATAGTTTCATTGATAACCGTAGCAGACTGTTCCTTCATAAGTCTAACAATGATGTCTGGGTTTGTCAAATTATCACTTATAATTGCTTGCTCGGAAACACTATATTCTAGTAATTTTTTATTAATGTATAATAGTGCTTTTTCTTCAGTTGATATTTTATTTATTTTACAGGCTTCTTGAAATATTATTTCAAATTGGTTTTGTGTAATATTTAGTTTTTCTTCTAAAACTCTTATTAGAGCATACATTCTTATTAACCAATTAGCGCCAAGTATAACATCAAACATGTTTGAGTCTATCTGTTTAGCATGATTGGGCTCATAAAAATATTTTTTACAATCTAAGTTCTCTTTTAATATAGCAGTTGAAGCAAAACTAGCCGCATAACCATTCCAAAAACCTATAAGTACATGTTTTAAAGATTCAAGATCAGCAGTATATGCTTTATGATAGAATGTGTCAAACAAATTTTCGGTATCAGTTATATTATATTTTCTTATATATTTTTTCATAGATACGGATTCTATATCTGCTACTAAAACCCATGGATAATTCTTATCTATAAGAAATCCAAATTTTGATGCAGTTTCTATAAATAAGTCGAATTCGGGATTACCTATAAAGTTATTTCCTTTTATAAATACGCTTGTATTGGGATCTGGATTTTCTAGAGAAATTCTTAGGCCATTTACTGATTGTGGCGTATGTTTACTTTTTAAAAAAGCACTTCGGTTGAGTACAGTAATTTTACACATTATTTTGGCAAATATTATAAAATGTTTAAAAAAATCAAATATATTTTTTGTATCTTGCCTTATGATATCGGTCATATAATCATTAATAAATATATTATATATTTTACCTAAAAAGGTGTGGTATTTAGAAGAAAAATCTATTGTAGACTCTTTAACATTTAATACAGAATATATTGAAGAGTTCGCGGATCTTCCTTTTTTTAATAATCTTTCTTGAAAGGCTTTCATATCTTTAAAAGCATCAACAACAAATTTAATATTTGTTTGTGTCATTCCATCGTTATTAAAATAATTCGATAATCCTGATTGCTTAGGATAAATTGGAGTTTTATTTAGATCAAGTATACCATAAAATTTTTTATCATCCCAGCCATTAAATTGATATGGATAATATTGTTTTTGTAAGACGTAATTATCGTAAAACGACATTAAATCATATTTTCCAATTGTTGTAGAATCATCAAATAAATTATTAGGTATTATAGTTTTCATATTATTATATTAAACCGGTTGTTTATCTAACTTACTGTAAACCTATTGTTCTAAGCAGATCAAGAGGGGGGGCTAATAAAAAGATATTGGATTTCCCACGGTTGTATTGGAGGCGGTGGGCAAGGTACAGGTGCTTTTTCTTGAACAGGCTTTGGTTTTGGTATCACTCTATCGCCATGGCTTATCATATATCCTCTAACGGATAATCTTGAATCAAAATTAGGTATTGTTATATTTCCATTTTCTAATCTTTGAAAGTTGTATTCAAAGGTAGCTTGATCGATCATATACAAGCCTCCAAAGCCAAATAAATTCTTAACAGACATAGAAGTACTTTTAGCCATCGGGGGGCACACAAACACATAGGAACCTAAATCTATAAAAAAACTCATCATAGCTTTTAAATCCATGCTGGCTTGATAAGGAAATCTTCTATTATCTCCATCATTTAACCAATTGCCAGTATCTAAATTTGCATTATCTATTCTACTAAATTTAACATTTTTTGTTTTTAATAAACTCTCAGTATCAGCTATTCTATGTAGCATAATACACGGCATGTAATGTTTTTTATTTATAAACTCTTGGAATTCTATTGAGTTATACAAAAACTTTTTATGCGCTTGTCCAATTTTATCCATTTCTTTTGTAAATTCATTGTAGAAATCATAAAATTGCATTTCCTCTATAGAAATTATTTTATATATTTTTCTTATTTTTTTGTTTTGGTTTTGACTATTATCAAAAATTTTATTTCTTCTAGTAAACATATCTAATATTAAATTATTTATATCATTATCTTCTAATAAATCTGATTTGCGGTGTCCTAGGTAATCAGCTGGATTTATATCACCGCTAGATACTTCAATAGCTGCCCTTAAGTGTTTTGGACTAGATAATGTAGTACTTGGTATTAACATTTCCCCTTCTCTTGTTACTTTTTTTATTAAATTTTGAAAAATATTATTAAAATAAGTATCAGTATCATAATGTAGCACTTTACCCGTATCGAATGTTGTTGCGGTGAGAAATTTTCCCAAATAAGATAATGAAATTGGAAGATTACATAAATTATTATATGAAGGCATGCCATTGCCCGTTAGTGATGCATCTATAAAATATCCACCAACAATTGTAGATAAATTAGGAGCAATATCGGGAAATGAATAAAGGATATTTAGTAATTGACCAAGAGTTGTAAAATACAACTCTTGGCTCCCCATGTCAACCTGCTCAGGTGCGTCTAAAATATTTAAATTTTCTAACATTCGCATAAATATATCTGCATCTTTATTATTAGTTTCAGTCCATTGTGACTGCTTGTTATAAGAAATAGTTTTCTGATTTGCAAGTTGTTTAAAACCATAATCTTTTACCGTATATTGCTGTTTTCTTATGGTTGGTATAGCTATATTTCTAGTCAAAATTTTCTTTGACATTATACTTCTTATAACGTGAGCCCCAAGATATATACCGGCACCAACGCCAGCACCAATAGCAGCGCCAGGAAGAGCACCAAACGTCGCTCCAACTCCAGCACCACTCAGTGTAAATTGCAAAAGTTCTCCTAATGAAAAAGATTGTGTAAATGTTTCCCAAAAATTACCAACTTGATAGTAAGGCCAATAACTATTTGGTATTTCTATAGAAAAAATCCTACATTTTTCAATTATAGTTGCTTTCAATACCTTATCAGCATTTTTTCTTAATTTCTGCAGGTTTGTATTTATGTTATTTATTCTTTGTTGATTTGCCGCTGATATTTGTGCTGTTTTTGAATTTGGTAAAACACAAGGCTCGCTTAAATTAGCTAAATCAATTTGAGCTTGTTTTATATAATCCTGTGCCTTTTCTAGGGTTTCAAGCTCATTGCCATACACACCTACCGAACTGAGGGAAATATTATTTTTATTTATTAATTTGTACAAATTACCGTTTGTCAGTGGAACAAAGTTGTTAGTGTTTCCACTAATGCTAGTATTTAAACTATTTGCCACACCATCAGTTTCATAAGCAACATATTCTATAAGCAATTCATTATCATAATAATTGCCTACAGGCTCTTCTGTTTTAAAAACATCAAAGTGGTGCTTAAAATAAGTTAAATGATAATTTTTATTTATTGTTGTAGTTTTTAATTTTTCTCTTAAAGATGCGCCTTGGATGGTATCATCTTTAAAGATTAATTTTTGATTTAAATAAATACCATTACCATCCGATAAGCCTTTTCCAAACTGGCTTGTGTTTTGGTTGTAATATTGATATAAAATATAGATTGGAGCAATTTTTATAGAATATGTGTTATATATATTTACTGCTGTAATAGATTCTTCTAATAAATCTTCAAAATACGTAAAATTAACTTTTAAAGATATTTTATAATTTGATTTTAGAGTTAATATACTTTTTGATTCATTTTTAATAACTACGCTTGAGAAAAAAACTTTATCATTTGTTCTGTTCGCAGTATCTATATTAAAAATATATGGAATACCATCATAAAAAATAACAAAATTACTTGATATCATGTATCTGGTGTCTAGTGGACCGTATTTATCGATACTATCTTTGTTACGATCTCCATACATAACATGCGCTAATTCTGGGTCAGTTAAAAAGCCTTCGGTTAATATCTTTGCCTGGTTAGAAAGACATTTAACTTCTTCTTCGTCTTCTAGATAATTTATTTTATTATTACTGGGAGGTTTTCTGCTGGCAGCTGTATCGGTTGTTAATTGTAATATATTTTTTAAATCATCTTTTTGAAAATTTGCAATATCATCAGCTATAACGTCTGATATCGCATATAGATATCTTTGTACTATACCCTCATCTAGAGATGCCATTTAATAACTCCAATAAATTTTCTAATGGTAAGTAAATAGATAACATTTGACCTTCTAAAATCTGTAATTCATTAGAAATATTATTTGTATAACAGATAAGCCATCCCAAACTTGCATCATTATAATATTTTTGCGCTATATTATACAATTTATCGTTTCTTTGGAAAGTGTGGTAAGTTATATCTAAATTTAATTTATTATCACTTCCTAGTGTACCAAAATCATATATAGAATATTGTAATATGTTTTTAATATTTTTTTTATCCATCAGGGCTTTATCCCTGTCGGTATTATTTATGATTTTTTGTGTGTTATAATATCTATTCATATGCTTATTCCGTTATTAAATTTACCGACTTTTATTTAAAATCAAATCATGCCATCTATTATAGTAGAATAATCTATCTTCTTCTGAGAGTTTGTCTCTCCCGGGATCGTAACTTTTTTCTGCAAATTGACCTGTATTTATATCCACTACATACCAATCTTTCATAAGTTTAGCATAAGAAAGACAGTATTTAAGTATTGCAGGAGCGAATTGTTCGGGATTTTTACCTGTTATATTTTTAATTATTTTATATAAATCTTGTATATAATCCTCACGTGAACCTCTTATGTCTGATATAGATTCGATAACATCTCTGAATGTAATATTAGGAGTCGTATAAAAATTTCCTGTCACTTTTGCAGTTTCACCAAATGTTTGTAATATTTTACCTTCTATGTCTATCTTATAGGCAATTGGTATTAATTTTGGTTCACCATCTACAAATTTTTTTGGATTTTTATTATGTTTTAGCTCTTTTTCAGGAATTTGTAAATATCCCATTTCTTTGTTTATTTCATAAGAAAATTGTGTTACATGCAACTTTACAGATTTTTGTTGTAGTGGTAGTCCATCAAACTTTAAGTTAACATAACC